TAGGAATCCTTTGTAATTGCTCTAGCAGCTGGACAAAATTTATAAAATGGTTCTGAATGCCCGTCATTCATATAGGTTGTCTTATGTGCTCCAAAACTTGGTCTAGTAAAAGAATCCTGTGTACAGAAATTTGCTAAATCTTCTGCCGTCTTAGGTTTATTTGGAGAATCCTCGACGCAATTTGAATAAAACACATCCTCAGGATAATCTGGATCAATCTTTGGGTATTTCATAATACATTGTTTCTGAAAGGAATTCTTTCGAAAACTGAGTCCTCCCACGCCATAGAAACTATTATTTTTTGAATATTTATTAGCCCAAACCTCCTTTGATTTTCCAATGGCTCCAGCATAAGATCCACATCCAATATAGTCAAACCTTGTAAAATCATGAATCTTATACTTAGAAGCCGGACATAAGACCGCATCCGTCTGAAAGACTAAGATATCCTCAGCCTTCACCTGATTCCAGAAAGAAAGATCCTTAAATAATTTATTATAATCATCTCCTGTTAAATTATCTGAATCAAGTGCTAATAAGAAAACCTTGCGACCCTTAATGTCTGATGTTGCCTGTCTAGCATAATCCTTATTTGATAAACCATGAAAGACATATAGATCCCATTCCTTTGGCATATTGGCATCAAAATTATCACAGACATATTTGAGTAATTTATGTTTTCTGGGTTCCACAATGACCATCGCCTTTGAGGGTCTTGTTAGAATCCATACAATTATTATAATAAGAGCAATAACTCCAATTATAATGATTGTCATTCTATTTATTATGCCCATAATCCACGCAAGGCCTTCTGATATTTTTCATGTGAAGGTGAAGTAATCTTTGTATTTACCTCTGGCTTCTTATTCATATCAGCAATGCGAGCTGCCTTATCTTGTAGATTCTTAAGAATCGCTTGTTCCTCTGGAGTAAGAGAAAGAGTTTCAGCAGCGCCCTTGGTCTTACAGGTTCCCATTCCAGCTTTTCCAAAAATACATAGACTACTATTTTCATTAAATAGGTAACCAACACACAAGATCACAATCAAGGAAAGCCAACCTGCTGTTATTATATTTCGTGTAGCAAGAAAAAATATTGTAAAAATAATAAATCTACGAAACCATGGTTGATTTAAGAATTGTTCTTGTCCCTTTGTAACCTCAAGAGGTAAGAATCTGGCACCAATATTCATTAGAAACATGGCAGCAGCAAGAGCATAGGGTGAACTTCCTATCTTTGTCATAGATGCCTCAAAGGGTCCACTTGGAGGTAACATCGCTGGTGGAGGTCCTCCAAAGCTCATCTAATATATTAGACAATTTGTATCATATTCGCAATATACATAGACACCGCAACAGCTGTCATAAATCCAACCTTAGGACACCATTCTGCTCCAAGCCAAACTCCTAAAAGTAAGAGGGTTCGCCATACAGGAGAATCCCATAGAGCAACCATTGTTGACGGGTAGGATGTCCGGAGAGAAAGAGCTTCAAAGACATTCCAGCCTAGAAGTGCTAATACCATAATTATACGTAAACTTAGATCTAGAAGTCCTAGTGGCTCATCCATCTTACTTTATATCTCTATTTATTTGACGACGATGAACTATGACTTGGTGAAAGATTCATAGAAGTATACATACTCTGATTGCTTACTTGAGGTGTCATAGAGACAGACGAGGATGTTCGAATATTTTGATCTCTTTCTGATAAGGACACTATCTTATCAGATGAGATTGCCACTGGGCTCTCACCTAAGATTTTTTCAACAAACCATCTGTGTGGATTTGATATGATCTTTGTTGATTGTTCAACATTTCCATTATCAGAAAATCCTTCAGATGAATCATGTTTTTGTAGACGAGTAAAGATAATAAGGGATACTACCGCTGCTAAGAGACCAGTAGCCCAGTCAAGAGAAATAGCAAAGATAAATGGCACAATGAAAAATAAGCTAGTGCCGATAATATTATCTAAGAACTCAAGTGACTTCCGGGAAGCCATTTCAGCGAAAGTACCTGCGACAAGAAGACCTACAACAGATAAGATAGTAATAGGAAAATGAAGAACTGAATATGTATTTGATAGCCATGATCTCATACTAAAATCCATTTCAGGTTCTTGTGTACTTGCCATTCTGATAAGAACTTGGTTATAATCTGTCAAAGAAAAGACATAGGATCCACGTAGATGGAGTTCGCATCCTTACAAGATGCTTTTCCACAGTTAGATACTTCAAAGGAAAAAAGGACAAGGAAACAAAAAGAAGGATTTCAGGCATATGAGCTACCTCCTACAGATCCAGATCGCCCGGCTGTAAAGAGGATGATGGAAATCCCCCCAGTTGGAAAGGAAGTTCCAAATGATCCCACTGACATAAATTCATATCTTGATGAAAGCACTATATTTCAGAATAAGCCAACTGTAAATAATTCATTACCGAATCCTAAGACTGTCAAGAAAGTGGAAACACCTAGTTTCTTTGGAGCAGAACCCTTTTCAAATCCCGCGGAAGATACAATGGCTCTTTACAATGGCCATGTGAATAATCCATCTGACTATATGCTTGAGGCAGATTTCACAAAATCATTCGAACAATCAGGCTTCGGAAAGTCAAATGGATCTGAAATACCCGTTCCAGAACTCCGGCAAAGATGGAAGCCTTTATCGGCAGATCGTGTCGACACATCCTTTACAAACACTGGAAAGGGATCACAATTCCATGGTCTAAGTGCGGATGATATAAAGGCAATGCATTCCAAGATTGATTCTCTAATGTCACGCCTAGATGATATAGAAAATCGTGCTGAAGGCGCAAATCCACAACTTGAGATGCTTTCCTTTATTATGACAGGGCTCTTCTTAATGTTTGTTCTTGATTTAGCGGTAAAACGCAGTGGTAAATAGAATGGTATCTAGAACGCGTAAGAATCGCATGACGATGCCAAAGAATGCGAATACAATGGCTGAACTTGAAGACTGGCGCAGACACGTATTTACACACCTTGGATGGATGATTCTCGCAAAGGCAAAGGGAATGACTACAAAGGTAAAGGCTTACAAGGAGAGTGTAAATGCTCTTTGTAACTCGATTATCAAGCACATGAGTGAGTATGAAAATACTGATAGAAAGAAGGATCTTAAGGTTCTTCTTATGGAGGTTGAGATTCTAAAGGGAAAGATGAATAAGGTTCTATAGATAACGAAGTTATCTATAATATCTAAGTGATAGATAACGAAGTTATCTATATGAGAGTATCAGATGGATGGAATTCACTCTGGTATTTTATTCTAGGAGCATTAACATATAAGATTCCTATAATTTTACTTATGTTTCTTATCTATGAGACATATTATATTCAATATAATAAAAATATAGTTATAACTTTACTTGAATATTTTATTGGTCTACTAACTATGATTTCAGTCTCATATACATTTAACAATGTCTATGAGGGACCCTTTCAAGTAACAAGTGAATTACTTCCTGAACTTATAACGGAGATTCTTTGAGAGAAGCATATGCCTTATATATAGACTCTTCAAATTGATTCTTATCTTTAATAACACCCTCTTTGAATGAAAATATAATATTTATATTATCCTTTGATGAAATAATATTAAATACAATTTCTTTATCTTTTGCGATTGTTAGATAATGTATATCTTCTATGCTCTCATAAACAGGTCCAATTATATTTGAATACACGTAATCGCATCTCTGTATAAGAGAATCATATACATATCCATTTACACTTAATGGAAACATTGGTGCTATATTATTTAATATAAATGAAAATATAGGTATATACAATGAGTATTTATAAGAATTAAATGTATTGTGAACATTCTTAAATAATTCTTTATTATCTATTGTATTTTTGACCTTATTAATAATTGGCGCCATATTATTAAAATGCCTTGATCCAGATATATTAATTGGAGATGCTGTAACTATATATCTATTTAAATTATTATAATAAAAATCAGTTCTTACTAAAAGAGAATAAAGAAAATCATTTACAGTAATATTATTTTTCTTTGAGAGCTCTTTAATTTCAGATAATTTAAAAGATTTACACTTTATATATTCTGTTGGTTGAACTTCTAAAGTCTTAGGGGTAAGAGATAAAGATTCCAGTAGTATATTGATAAAATTATAAAATAATAAGATGGTACCAATAACTATATAATAAAGACTATCAAATAAGTTAGTTGATCTATGCTTAAACATATTCGAAGTATCGGTTAATTTTAATGGGGTCATCAACATCTCAATGATTTTATATCCATCCGCATAAGAATGATCTATCTTAAAATATAGTCTATATTTCTTTGATTTTGTATCTATTATATAATGGAGTAACCACTTAGATCTTGTTTTAAATTCTGAATTTAGAATGATATCAATATAAGTATCAAACTTTTCCACAGCATCTTCTATTATTTTATAGTGATTTTCTATTTTAAATTCATTATCATCTTCAAGAAATACGTCTGAGTTCTTTTCTACAATATATTGTTTAAGTACTGGAAACTTATCTAGAATTGATTGAACGTATTTTCTTATTGTTGTATCAGTATATTCGGTGTTTGTATCATAATATGTTAATACAGAATATGAATTTTGAAAATCTCTAGAAAGAATCTTACTTACACAATCAGTGATTTCTATCATTGAATTATATGTGTATTATATTTATTTAGAAAGATCCGCGATCTTAAGTTTCTTTAACATTTCCTTAGCCATTTTAGATGATCCATGTATCTTATTAAAGTCAACTGTTGAATCTTTTCCAATAAGTATTTCAATCGTTGATTTTCCACCGGGGTGAATATCAACCCATGATTTACAATCTATAATTGCACCATCTATAATTGTTAATTTTTCTCCTTTTAAACATTCTTTATTAAATTCTTCAAGTGTCATTGATTTAATAGTATTTTTTGGTATATCTTTGAGTCGAGTTCCCATATAATCATCCCAGAATGAAAAAAATATAGAGTAATTACCCGTTCCAATTGTATGATGTAAGCTATGATATTTTGCGTTAATAAACATTGGTAAAATGAATTCTTCTGAAATATCAGAATGAATATATAATGAATGGGTCATAGAAATAATAATAAGTATAAGATATTCAACTAAATTTTCTACAAATAAAAGTGGTAGATATATAACAAGGAGTGTATTAATAATATTATCAAATGAATCTAGAAAAAAGCTATCAAGTGGCAATAAATTAATAAGATCATGATGTTTAGAGTGCATATGTTCTTTTATAACAGGTATATTATGACTTGTATAATGAATCCAATAATAGAAGGTATCTGTTAGTAATAATGTAATTATAATATTCTTTAATAATGGAATACCAAATGATAAGTTTGTAAAATAAAATACAGATATAAATATACAAGTCGATATTATAAAATGTATAATAACATTTTGAATATACGATTTATCTTTTAATCGTTCTTCAAAGATCTTATAATAACTAGATATGTAAATAATGATACTAAAATATAGTATACTAAAAAGAATCATTACTTATAATCTATATATTTTACTAGAAATATATAGCGCAACCATACCGGAATACGCTTAGATTGATCTTATAAACTCCCACTGTAGATCCTTACAAATCTTTTCCCATATCTTATCCTGAGCATAGAGTTTATCACGATTCTTTAATAATGGGAAACAATGTAAGAAATCATCGAGTTCAAGAAGTTCACAGAGTTTATAGAGAACATAGGAATAGGATAAGAAATTCGATCTTTCAGCTGGGCAATGTTTCTGGAAAGAGGGTTGAATTTCCTTAAACAAATATCTAAGTTTTTCTTCAGTCTCACGGTCCATCACTGGAGCTGTATGGCCATTAAGTCGAGATAAGATATGAGGAACATGTTCATAATAAGAATTATACTTGAGTTTCTTTAAGATTTCTCTGATTTTACTGCGATTTAAGGAAGAGGCCTGGATTCGTTCTTTCTTAATCTGTCCCTGAATATTCTTAAAGACATCTTCAGGAATATCAGTGCTTTCCTTCGCCTGGAATTGTGCCAGCCATTCATTGAAATGATTAATACGCTTATAAGCATAATAGGAAACTTCACGAGGAGGATCCTTGTAGGAAGGTTTGTCTGAATCCATAAGCACAAGTTTATGAAATCCACAATGCGGACAGGAAATCGTGGCGTCGTTAATTGAAATCTTCATATCTTCTCCACATGAATCGCATACAAATAAGGTATCATTTACCACATGGTTTGTTGGCCTGTTATAATGAGGATCCATTCTCTGTAAATATTGATCTAATAAAGCATCGCGTCTCAGAGTATCTCCACCCTGTTCCTTCGCATAAGAATTTGAAGGTGGTTGAATCTTTGTTCCACTAATATCTTGTTTAGAAGCATTTTCTAAGGCTTCAAACACACTTCCAGGCCTAGCTCTATCAGCGACAGAGATAACATTATCTGCCCCTCTATTAATTCTATCTTGAATGTCATAATACTGAAAGAGTAGATCACCTGTCTGTAAATAATAATCAAAGATCGCACCCTTTTCATCAATAGAATCAAGTTTCCCTTTGACTGTTCTGATTTCTTGTTCAATCCGATATCTTTCAATATCATTATGACCCTCCTTATAGTCTGAGGTCAAGGTATCATAGGATTCTTTTAATGTATTTAGAGTTTCACCAGTATCCTTTACCTTTGATAAATAATGTTGATGGACCGTATCAAGAGTTGTTCTTGATTCTGGATTAGATCTTTTTGATGGACGAATTTTAAAAAATGGATCCGTCATGCTCTAATAAAGAATTTCGGTAGAGGTTCTTTAACCCTATGAAGAATGCGTAAGAGTATCCGGATAAAATGTAGAAGAATATTCCTTTAGAGTTGTGCTGAATTCTCAGTATAAACCAGCAGAGCTTGGGTGAAGAAATTTTCACTCGTGACAATTTAAATAAATATTATATATATAATATATGCCATATTTATATGAAAATATAATTATACCCTTTTATGGTACATATATATACTGCTTAGCAAGTTATTATGATTTTTATATGGATAAAGAATTGTATATAAAATATCCTAAACTAATCGAAAAGTTAGATTCCACTGTTATTAATGTATTTTTTTGGCTACCATTCTCATTATTCTTTATTACGACTGTTCAACCAGTGAATGTATTGTATAATCCTATTTCAACTGAGATATTTCATATTATTATGAACTATATCTGTGGAGATATATGGTTTTATACAATTCATAGAATTTGTCATAATCCCGCATTATATTTTCTTCATAAACAGCACCATGAAGTTCTAGAAACGGTTGGTATATTATCATTATACGCACACCCATTTGATGCTATAGTTATAAACCTGGGATCCATGATGACACTACACCTAATATTACAGTTTTCTTTTTTCCAGATTGTGCTGATTGGCTCATTAGCAACTATATCTACCATTATAAACTCGCATACAGGGCGAGCAAAAATGTCACATCAACTACACCATTTATATAGAAACTGTAACTACGGCACAGGCGCATTCATGGATATTCTTATGAAAACTAATAAATAGTTGTATTCTGGTAAAATGTGAAAGAATAGTAGTATGGCTAAATATACCTTCTATGATTCCTTTAAAAACCAAAGTGGAACGGTTGTTCCTATATTTGTATCTGGTCTAATTCTCATTGGTCTAAATATATATAATTTGATCAAGGAAAAACATAAAGAAATTGTATATGCCGAATTATTCTTTTCTTTCATAGCAAGTTTTATTATATTACTTTACATGAGTTTTATTATAAGTGAAGTCTTATTTCGTTCTACATATATTAATTTAGGGTTTTTACTCTTTGCCTTATTTAATATAATAATCAGTCCATTTGGATTGACTGTGATTAAAACCTTAGTAAAGGATGAACAATATAAAAACTATATATCGATGGGAATCATTCCTATAACAATGTTTACTCTATATTTTACATTTATAATGGCATTTGGTAGATTTATTTAAGCAAATTCATATTCCTTTTCACGCAGACGTTGAATTGTAAATGGGATTTCTACTATGGTTGCTCCAATAAATTGAGGGATCATAAACTGAAGTTGTAAGGTAAGTGTTGTAAAGAAACTAGTAATTGATAGAATTTCTAAAAGAAGTGGCTCTGTTAATACTACAACATACGTCCAACGTTTACTAAAAGGAACCTTTGGAATTGCTCTATTCCAAATATAAGAATGTAAATTATTCGTCATGGCATAAGAATAATAATTATTCATAAGTGCTGAAATAAAGCTTATAAAATACATCATAATGACCTTTGACCATGTGTCGAGTTTTATACCAATAAAGGATGCTGTATTTGTATCATCAAGTCCAGGGCCAAAATGTAGAAATTGTGTAGAGAATCCACCCTCCTTTGCAATAAAACTTACATACACTATTAAATATAAGGAAGAGATCCCTAAGATTGTCTTTGGAGAAGATAGAAATTTTTCAATATGACTTATATTTGTTGATTCAATTGACTCATCTAAAAGAGGTTCTTCCATTATAATAAATAAATTATGTATTGTTTAAACTCAATATTAGTTAAAATTGAGTTTAATAATGGGATCATTATATTTAATGAAATATACACGCGATCTTCTAAATGATATTCTTTTAGAAGGAGGTGCCACTGTTTTAGAAGAGTATCCAAAGTATAACCAGCGTTTACGAGTAAAATTTAAGTGTATATGTGGCTCAGAGAATTCCAAGAGATTCGAGATGTTAAACTTGTATAGATTGCCTTATTGTGAGCCATGTAGTTTGAAGATAAAAGAAAAACATAAACAAGAAACTAATCTTAAAAAATATGGATGTATAAATACTGGGTCCACATCTGAGGTTAAAGATAAAATTAAGATAGCATTTGAAAAAAAATTTGGAGGACATCCTAAACAAACAAAAGAGGTTCAAGATAAATGGAAAGCAACCTGTCTTAAAAAATATGGAGGTCATCCTAACCAAAATAAGGAGATTCAAGAAAAATCTGAGGCAAACTCGTATAGTTATAAAACATATATGTTACCCAGTGGTAATTTAGTAAAATATCAAGGATATGAAAATCTAGCTATAGATGAATTAGTTCAGCTCTATGATGAGGAAGATCTTGGAATAGGACGATCAAATATTCCAATTATTAATTACTACATAGATCATATAAAACATGTATACTTTCCAGATTTCTTTATAAAATCAGAGAATAAGATAATTGAAGTTAAATCTGAATGGACACTAAAATTAAAGCGAGGAAATGTCGAAGAGAAGGCATTAGCAACTGTAAAGGCAGGGTACAAATATGAAATATGGATATATAATGATAAAAAAATAAAGATTCAGATAAAAAATTATGGCTAAGTATAACTTAAATTATCCAGTCTGATCTAAAATTACTCCCCGGCTGATTTTTGTAATCTGGCAATTTTTACAAACTTCCAGATTTTTTTTCTCTTATCAGGGTATAACATGACAGGAGGGGGTCTTATGCAACTTGTTGCCTATGGCGCGCAGGACGTTTATTTAACGGGAAATCCCCAGATCACCTTCTTTAAGGTCGTTTACCGTCGCCACACGAACTTCGCGATGGAGTCAATCGAGAACCCCTTCAACGGTTCCCCTGGCTTCGGTCGCAAGGTTACATGCACGATCCAGCGCAATGGCGACTTGATCTACCGCATCTACCTCCAGGCGACACTCCCCTCAGTGACACTCCAGTCAACTGATGGCTCTGGTGCCCAGTTCCGCTGGCTCAACTGGGTCGGCCACAACTTGGTCAAGAACGTCGAGCTCGAAATCGGTGGACAGCGCATCGACAAGCACTACGGTGACTGGCTCCAGATCTGGAATGAGCTTACACAGGAGCCTGGCAAGCAGGCCGGCTATGCCAAGATGGTTGGCAATGTGCCCCAGCTCGTGAATCTCCTAGTCCAGGGCGGCGAGCCCTGCGACAACTACTGTGCCGGCGGCGAGCCCAATGCCTCATCAGAGTCACTTGCCTGCTCACCCGAATACACACTCTACATCCCTCTTCAGTTCTGGTTCAACCGCAACCCTGGCCTCGCGCTTCCTCTTATCGCGCTCCAGTACCACGAGGTCCGCATCAACCTCGAGTTCAACACGATCAACAACCTCTGCTTCGACCAGACACCTGTCCTCTCAAACGTCCACACAGTCCGCGACCGTGTCTCAGCGGCCGGCCTTGTCGCCGCGTCTCTCTATGTTGACTACATCTACCTCGACACGGATGAGCGCCGCAAGTTCGCCCAGGTCTCCCACGAGTATCTCATCGAGACACTCCAGTTCACGGGCGGTGAGTCAATCACATCATCATCCAACAAGCTCAAGCTCAACTTCAACCACCCCTGTAAGGAGCTTATCTGGGTTGTCCAGCGCGATTCATTCGTCTCATGCGACGACAACGTCATCGCCCCCTGGAAGGGCCAGCAGCCCTTCAACTACTCCGATTGGTGGGACCGCGCCGTGCTCGAGTCTGGCTACTCAGTCACACGCGTCGAGGGTCTTGCGGGCAACAACCCCACGGTCACAGCTCTCCTCCAGCTCAACGGTCACGATCGCTTCCAGGTTCGCGAGGGACGCTACTTCAACGAGGTCCAGCCTTACCAGCACCACACGAACGTCCCCGCCGTCGGCATCAACGTCTACTCCTTCGCTCTCCAGCCCGAGCAGCACCAGCCCTCAGGCACATGCAACTTGTCACGCATTGATAACACAACACTCCTCCTCACGGTCTCCAACAACGCTGTTGGCACGGCCACATCAGCGACGGTCCGTGTGTATGCGACAAACTACAACGTGCTCCGTATCATGTCTGGCATGGGCGGACTTGCCTACTCCAATTAAACTGTGTGTCACAAAATATTTCAACGAATTACGAAAGTGTGGACAATGTCCCCAGTTTCATAATTTGAAAATTATCTTCTAAAATTAGATGGCATTGACAGAACACCCTAAATATATAACAACCGCTGGATATGGATGTATTTATAGCAATTACGGCATAGGACCAGGAGGACCAGAAGAGCCTACGATCGTTACAAAATTCTTTGGAAGTGATGGTATAATAAGTGTTAATACATCTAGAACATATAATGAAGAAAAAATAAGTCATAAAGAAGTAATAAGACGATGTGGAGATTTTCCTACAATGTCTTCAGTATTTGGCATTGATCTTAGTTCAAAAGATATTCTAGTTAGAGGATATACTGATAATATTAATGTAAAGGGTCCAGGTGGTGTTATTAGAACAGTAAGTAAAGTCTATCCATTTTCAGATGTATCTCCAAGTCAGATTTGTGAATCACCTAATTACGAGGGTTCTAAGTTATACACTCCAGTACATAAGACACTACATGGCTATTATCCAGTGATCAAAATGAATTATCTAGGAGATACTCTCTATAAAAAGAGATATCTAAGATTAAGTTCATTTATACAATCTCTTGAACTACTTGCCTTATTTCATACAGGCATGATACATAATGATCTTAAAGGGAATAATATGCTTATCTCTTCATTAACAGGAAGAATTTCACTCATTGATTTTGGAGTATGTAAACCATATAATACAAGATCTGATACCGCACCTTATTCAGAAAGATCTAGAGAAAAGATTGGCCCATGGTTTGCGTATCCTCCAGAATATAATTTTTTAACAGATAGAGGAAGACGATTTAATAGACCTATAGATATAGAAAGTATTTTATCAAACTATGATGAAAATAAAGCCTGGTCTTATAATCCGGTATTACATACACAGCCTAGAGAGACAGCTCGTAACAGGGTGATGCGTATATTAGATATATTAGAAAAGGTATATAATGAATATTTTAATGATAGGTCAAATATGCCTAAGATCTTCTTAGAAACAGCCATCACTGGAGATACATATGCTCTTGCTATTGAAAAAGATACAATTTATGGAAACGATGATATAACTCCTGTAAATATAGGAACCACTACAATTAATGGAAACCAATTCTTAACTCGTATATCTGCATTACTTACTGCTTTACATCCTAAATATCGCCCTTACCATATTAATATTATTAAACTATTCAAGCATTACAATAGAGCAGTTTTTACTGGAGCAGTTAGTTTTATAAAGGTTGAAGGTGATGAAGAACCTTATACCGAGTTAAGTATATTAAATGGTGTCCCAGCAAATATTCAGGTTTATCCTGGAATGGCTCTAGGAAAGCCTGGTTGTCCAATTAGCTCCGATGATGTAAAAGACAATTTAATTCTTCTATATTTTTTATTACAAAAAAGCAGTGCTGAAATTAATAAAATTATTAATGATCTTGCTAAAACACATGCGAGTGTATTAGCAGAAGCAAAAACATTTATTCTAGAGAATCCTTCTACGCTCTTTCCTTTACCACCTCCTGTGAATGCTCCTAGAGCTCCTGTGAATGTTCCTAGGAATGCTCCTAGGAATGCTCCTGTGAATGCTCCTAGAAATGCTCCTAGGAATGCTCCTAGAAATGCTCCTGTGAATGCTTCTAGAGCTCCTGTGAATGCTCCTAGAGCTCCTGTTAGACTTCTAATGCCACCAAGAGTTCCTCTTAGAGATCCAGAAGCCCTTAGAGCATTACTTGATCCTAGAGTTCCTAGAAATCTAGTTGCTCGAGGAGCTCCAGAAGCTCCTAAACCACCAGTTCGCCCATTTGTTGCTCTTCGTCCACTTGGTCCATCAGTAGCTAATGTAAGAGCTGCGGCGGTTGCTCCTCCAGCTAGGCCTGCTGCCCGACCTGTATATCATCCTGCTCCTGAGGCCTATGCTGAAGTAAATGCGTTAAAATTCCTTGAAGGCATCGGTAGAGGTGGTAAACGTAAGACAAAGAAACAAAGAGGTGGAACAAATGAAACTAGATATATACCTCTTATAAATATTACAATGAATCTAATCTATTCTGGTATACTTGCCATGGGTGTATATATGGCAGCCTTAGAAGGATCATCAAAGGAGTCTGTAGAAGACCTTCTTATAAATAGTCTTAGTAAAAAGACTGGTGGAAGAGGTGTTACCTTACAAGCTATGCCAGAGGTCATCTTAAAAGCTATGCCAGAAGGCATCTTAAAAGCTATGCCAAGGGTAAATAAGACTCTAAAGAATAATACGAAAAAATTGAATAGTCGGCCAACTTCAGTAAGTAAATCAACAAGATCAGACATGCCAATCTATTCTGATCTACAAAAAGTCTCATTCTTTAATGAAATAATTACAAGTAATCATCTAAGTAAAATAAACTTATTTCACGCATACTATCTTAAACATCTTTCCCACGAAGATCAAAAAGAAATCATAAGTCTTCTTCTATTTATTCCCATGGCAGATTCAAAGATTGTCCAGGCTATTTTAGATCATTTGTCAAGTGGATCTACTAAGAAATTAATTGCGTATCTTACGGCACTCAAGAGAGATCATATTTCTACTGTTGAAAAATATATACCCCTTGATATAACTAAGACAACTGAAATTTTATCCAGAACTATCGATGAATATATAAGTTCAAATGACTATAGTGCTTTCGGAAAATTATTAGTATAAAAAAATTATACATCTATAGATGTCAAGTGAAAAAGAAAAACTATTAGCGCTAAAAAAATTAAGTTCAAGAGTATCAGATCATTTATTAAAAAAAATAGAAGGCAATAAACCTAAATATGAATATAGACCAATATACACACCACCTAATTTAAATAAAGGAGTTGTTACTGGAGCATTAGTTCCTAGAGCAATAGCTCCTAGACAAATAGAGAATGTAATAGAAATACCAAGACCAATAGTTCCACGTCAAACTATAGTAGGCAATCTTGTATCTATTCGTCTAACAAATGGTTTAGGAAATCGTATTTTTCAAGTTCTAGCAGCCATAGAATATGCGAATAAACACAATAAAGAATTCGTTCTTTGTAAATATGTATGTCTAGATGGATCTAAGCCACATGAACAAAATCTTAATGAAATGATTAAAGAATTGTTTCCATCAATCAAATGGGTTGATTTTTTCATAAACTACACTGAAGTAAGAGAAATAAAACAATGGAAATATTCAGAATTACAATATAAAGTCACAAATGTTCTATTAAATGGATTTTTTCAAGATGAAAAATATTTTCCTTCTAATGATAAAATACCAGTTCTAAAAACAACTTACTACGAAAATACATACTTTGTTCATATAAGAGCAGGAGACTATTTACTATATGAAAACGAATGGGGATTTGATCTTACAGACTATTATGAAAATTGTTTTAATACACTTGGAAAAGATGTAAATTACCTTGTATTCTCAAATGATAATAAATACGCAGAAGGATATATGAAAGAGTTTAATATTAAATATACACTATCAGATAAAACAGAACAATTAGATGTCTTAAGAGAAATGGCAAATTGTGCTGGAGGTATATGTGCGAATTCAACCTTTAGCTGGTTAGGAGCCTTTTTTCAAGGAGATAAACGTGGTAAGATATTTATGCCAAATATATGGAAAAAGGGATACGATTGTTCAGGCATATATCCTACATGGGCGACTACTGTTTCTTTTAAAATAAAAGAATATGTATCTGTAGTATTACAATATGGATTTGCTAATCGTTTATTTCATATATTTAATGGAATGTCCTATGCTAAAAAATATAATAAAGAGTTTATTTTCTGTAAAGATAAATTTATTAAAGGTAATATTCCACATGAACAGGGACTCGATCCTATGATATTATCATTATTTCCAGATATAAAAATATTTAATAGATTTACTAATTATACAGAAATTAAAGAAATTACACACCAGAAATATTTAGAACTACAAAATGTACCAGGTAATGTATTACTATATGGGCATTTTCAAAGTCCTAAATATTTTTCCTCATTAAATATATTTCCTAAAATAAAAACTGATTATTATAAAGATACATATTTTATTCATATAAGGGCGGGTGATTATATAGGAAACACTGGACATGATATAGATCTTAGAATATATTATAAAAATTGTATACATATACTTGGAAAAGATGTAAATTACCTTGTATTCTCAAATGATAATAAATACGCAGAAGGATATATAAAAGAGTTTAATATTAAATATACACTATCAGATAAAACAGAACAATTAGATGTCTTAAGAGAAATGGCAAATTGTGCTGGAGGTATATGTGCGAATTCAACCTTTAGCTGGATGGGTGCTTTTTTTCAAGGAGATAAACGTGGTAAGATATTTATGCCATCTAAATGGTTAATAGATAATTTAACTAGTGATATATATCCTAATTGGGCTATAATTATATCTAATACAAAAGAGTTTATTAAATATGATAAAATAGCTATTACGACTTATGGAAAAACAGGATCATCTACTTTAGCACTCAATTTAAAATGTATAGAGCATAATACAATTGCTGATACGTATATTGGTAATGTTAAAACACACTATTTTGATGTAATTGAAGATTTATTAAAAAAATATACAAATATGTTATTTATTGTTACAGTTAGACAACCAATAGATTTACTTATATCACAGGTATTTCAAAATATATCAAAAATATGTCCAGAATATAATAATTTGTCTGTTGAACAATTTTTAGATTATTTTAATAATCTTCTTGATACTTCTCATGAGTATAACTTAAATTGTTATGATTCGTGGTTAAATACTTTATTTAATCTACTTAATATAAATATAGATACATTTAATTTTAATTATACTGAAAAATATACGGTTATTAATAAGAATACAAATACAATATTATTTTATAGATTTGAAGATATAGATTACATATTTAATAATGTATTATTGAAGTATGGGATATATATCAATAATATTAAGGTAAACGATGGTAAAAATAAATTTTATAGTGATCTGTATATAAATTTTAAAAATATATATAATGTAAGAAATAAAGAAAAACAGTATATATATAATAGTATATATATTAATAAATTTTACAAAAAAAATGAAATTTATAATCATATTAGAAAATATACACATAATTTTTATACACTTAAAGAATGGCAAAATACAATAAAATCACATCTAAATCTTATTATTCAGACAAAACAAATAAATACATATGATTCATATGAAAAAATTCCAATGGGGATACATTCTAACTGGATTAAATTATTTTATAATGATATATCTTGGCAAATTGGATCACATGATAATTTAGTGCTATGTGCTATAAGTAATACAACAGATCAGATAAGGAGACCAATAGGAATTAATAGAACTAGTATATTAGATACGCTTGAAAAAAATAATATTGATTATATGTATTTAAGTAGTAAATTATACTTTAAAACTATATCTACATATAAATTTATAATATCTCCAGAGGGAAAAACGGTAGACTGTAATAGACATTATGAAGCATTAATAGCAGGTTGTATACCTATAATAGAATATAGTTATGAAATAGTAGAAAAGTATAAAGGATGTCCAATACTTTACACAAAAGATTATTCAGAAATTACAAGAGATTATCTTGAACAAAAATATTTAGAGATGAAAGATAAGGTATATGATTTTAATAAATTATTCTTATCATATTATTCTAAAGAAGACAATACTACAAGAATAAAGAATCCCATTTATTGCGAAAATATATTAGTTAAAGAAGATATAAAAAATCATAATAATATAAAATGGATTACACTTATAAATTCAGGATATATAAATTTTACTAAAAACTTTCTATTATCTATGAAGATAAATAATTGTGTATTTGATCTTATTATATACTGTATTGATAATGAATCAATGAGTTCTTTTAGTAATTTTCCTAATGTAACATGTATTCCTTTTAATAAAAATAAACTAAATAATAATTTAACAAGATGGGATACCATTGAATATAAAAGAATAGTATTTGCAAAATTAGATGTAATTAAGCAAAGTTTATTATCCTATCCCGATTCTTATATAGGTTATATTGATACTGATATTATATTATTAAAGGATCCTAGTTATACAATAATAAATAAATTTAGATTAAATAATAATGTGCTATTTGTATGTCAGTGTGATGAATCTAGTAAAGAATGTAATAATATGTATGATTGCAAGAATTTATGCTCTGGCGTTATTGTATTCAAAAATACAGATACTGTAAATAATTTATTAAATTATAGTGATAATGATATTAATAATTACAGTGGTGATCAAGCATTTATATCTAGTATGTCAAAGAAATATAGTATTTCTTATGTTACAGTTAGTAAGAATATATTCTTAAATGGTATCTATCCTGGGGTAAATAGATATGATGTACCTCTTATTGTGCCTGACACGGCTGATCTAATTCATTACAATTATTTAATAGGTAATGATAAAATAAAACTTATGCAGAAAAATAATATGTGGTATATTTAAATATAATTATACTATAGAATAAATAGATTTTTATATTAAACATATCATCCATTACTAAATTAGTAATTCATCTTCACATTTAAGATATTTTCTTATAGTTTAGTGTTATGATTTTCAACCAGTATTAGAAATACAACGTTTAACATTTTCATTTAAATATCTTTATTAAATAAAGCATCGGGAAGTAATAGATATTGCTATGGTAACTAATATATTAGATACATAAAATAAAGTATTCTATAGTAGATGGATCGAGATAAACAGTTCTTAGAAAATCTACGAAAGATAAATCCTAGAGCAGCTAATAAAATTTCTCAACTACTATATAATAAACTAAATTATGTAAGTAGAATACCGTATTCTATAAAATCACAGGCTATAAACTTAGAGAATATAAGCTCACAGAATATACACCAGCAAACTATAATATCAAATATAAATAATTCAGAAAATTTAGTAAGTGTTGCATTAGCTGGTGGGCTTGGAAATCAATTATTTCAGGTATTTGCTGGAATTGTCTATGCGATTAAAAATAAAAAGAAATATGTTATATGTAAAGCAATTAATAATTATCCATCTAAACCTCATGAAATTAATATCGATCAATTATTAATAAAAATATTTCCCGAGCTACAATTTATAGATTCATTAGATTCATATACACAAATACGTGAAAGACGTAATATGGAATATGATGAATTGCCTCATATTAAAGGAAATGTATTACTTCGTGGATATTTTCAGGTTGAACATTATTCTTTACTTTTACCAAGTATTCCAAATATACGAACTGATTACTATGAAAATACATACTTTATTCATATACGTTTAACAGATTATACTGGATTTCTTGGTATGGATTATGATAAGACTAGATATCATATGAATTGTCTTAGACTTCTTGGATCAAATGTTAAATATCTTATATTTTCAGATGATAATAAAAAGGCTGAGGAATATATAAAAAAATTTAATATTAACTATAAAATGTCTGATAAGATAGATGCTCTTGAAACTCTTATTGAGATGGCAAATTGTGCTGGAGGGATATGTGCGAATTCTACATTTAGCTGGATGGGTGCCTTCTTTCAAAGGCAACCTAGAGGAAAGATTTTTGTTCCAAAAAAATGGATAAACTTTAATCCTACTGGCATCTTTCCTTCATGGGCAACGCGTGTAGATTCGTAGAATTATATATGTATAATAGAATGAATAGTGTTATAATATATATTCATAGAGGATTTAATGATTATTTAGATGATGTTATTGCTATTACAAGGCATTATAATAAGAATACTAGGATTACATTAATAGACGATAATAAAAAATACTAATATATAATTATTAAATTTACACTTCTAGGGATCTTCCAAATCTCTCACTAAAAAATACTTATCTTTATTAAAATATTAACCTGGTAACTGCATATAATTATTATTCTTTAAAAAAATGCTTGCTTTTCTTGAGAAAAGTAATCTATTTTTAACAGTAAACATATTTCTCTTACTATTTCAAGAAATAAAAATGTATTAGGATGATTTAGTGTTAATAGCAGTTTGGTATCTTTATGATTATTAATTATAGTTGATACTCTAATATCAACTTTGTTTTTAACTTCGCGTTCTTCTAATTCTCTAAATGACAGTTCATAGTTACTGTAATCAAAATATACATATGGTATCTTGATTAAGACGCAAGATTCCTTTTTAAGTGTATTTAGCATATTAGTATTAGATAATAATGATTTTTCTTCAACTATTTCTTGAAATATTATAATATCACTTAGCTTTATTCGTTGAATTGATTCATTATAATCTAGTATTTTATTACTACATTTTTTAGACCATTCGCTTAGAAGAAACTGTTTAAAAGAGTCTGCAAATAAGATCCATGCGATATTGTAATCAGTACCTTCTAATAATTTTTGAAAATAAAAACATAATGAGACTGTCTGACAATTTCCTATGAATGTAATATTCATCTATATAAAATAGATAAAATAATTGAGAAAATCCTGATTATTCTAAATGTAAAAGAGAAGTAACTGTAACTGATCAAATTAAGGAATTAAATATAATTAGTATATATTATATTGGAAATGAATTATCAATCGAAGGAGGGCTCTAATCCAGGCCATTCACTCATCATTGCTTCCATAGCCTGCTGTCGACGCTCCAAGGGATTACCCTTGAGCTTCGCCGATCGCCTCTTCCACCACCATTCGAATCGTAAAGCCTCTCGTTTCGATTCAAATCCTTTCAAATAGCAGACTCTATACCAGCCTCCAGGAACTCTACTCGTAGCACGAGCTCCACCAGATAAGATTCCATTGTGTTGTTGTAAGCGTCTATCTGGATCTACTGTAGCACCAACATAGGTTCTAGAAGGAGCCTCTACTGTGGCTAACAAATAGACATACCATTCCTTCTCCATTCCTAGTATTCATGATGAAATGTTTAGACTATAATAGAATGGATACAAGAGATCTCTCAACACTCGCAAATGTAGGAAGCTATAAGGCCAATGAAGACTGGTGGTTTTATCTTCCTGCCATACTCTTTGTGAATACAGTTGTCATAGCCATAGTTCGTTTTATGTCAAACAAGGTCGGAAAGCCAATTAATCAATGGTATGATGAATTTGGCTTATCTGCCGTCTTATATGATATCACTAGTATTGCGATCACAATTGCGATTACCCGGTACATCTATACATGCTTTTTTATGGAACAAGAAGGATGGTCAATCTGGTATTTCATTGGACTCGCCGTGATCATTCAGGTTGTCTATGATTTCATCTTCGATTTCGGAATTGTTCCAAAGATTCCAAAAAGAGATAATTCTATGATTGATGTTCTTAAGACATATATTGAAGGAGGTCCTGTAATAATTCTATCAGATGCTCTAAAGCTTGGAAGTTCAATAGGTCTTGCTTCTGTATTAAAAAATCAGGATTTTCATTACACGTCCAGTATGACACTTATAACAGTGTATGCTCTATCCTTTCTTCTATATGTAAATATATGACTAAAGGGTCATAGTTACTGATACACATAACAAATCTACATTCGCAAGATCCTTCCACTCAATCTTTAGAATAACCTTTCCTGATAGACTGGGATCGACTGGAAATGACGAGGTCGTTGTAAGAGGGCCTACAAGAATTGGGCATGTCACCGTATCACAGAGATTCTCTATACTGGGAGTAAGAGGAATAAAATTGTAAGTGAGAGAATACTTAGCAGTCCCCCCCTGAATCTCTGTTGGGACCATCATAGCCAGATTAAGTGTGGCATTCTGACCCTTAACTAGAGGATCTGGTAGAAAGGAGCTTGATGTAATCTTAAATAGAGAAGATCCCTTTGAGCAATCAGTCACGGTAGAAGCAAGCATGTAAGTAAGCAAACCAAGAAGATTCATTGTGTTTGACACACGTATTTTAATAAATCAATTTTTATATAATTTATATATGAAGATAATAATACTATGTATATTAATAATATATATAGTATCATTCATAAATACTGATTATGTATATGATTTGTCAGTTTCTAGAAAAATAAATTATTTCAATATATATAATTTATCTGAATTTAGCCAGTGTCTAGATACATGTGATAATGAAATCTATATTGATAAGTTTTTACCAGAGAATATAAGAATCGATATATTTCCTCATAAGGGATGGGGACTAGTTTCTAAGACAGCAATTAAGAAGGGGGGTCTTATATACATGATACCACTTTCTAAATATCCAGCGGGTGATCTTATAATAGTATCAAACGAGCATGGTCGTAAAGCCGTTAATAAAGAGATTCATTTATCTGATATCTGTAGAAATGCGAATATATTTTGTTACTATGATATATTTTTAAATCATGATTACACGCCTAATGCGATACATGATATTAATCTTTTTATATATAAGAAAAAGCTTTTTATTAGTATATTTGCCTTACGTGATATTAAAGCAGGTGATGAGATTACAATTGATTATATGAATTTAATAGAACCAATCTATATTATTCGATCTTATTTATACTATATTCTACCCGATTGGTTTGAAACATATGATCATCTTAATAAAGGTTTCGAATCATATCTTACCCATATGTAATTTCAGTAGTATTAATCTGTATAGCTACATACTTTGTAAATGACGTATTAAATATCATGATATGTTTAATATTATTCCATGTTACGTCATATATATTTTCACTAATACATCTATATGAGCCATTCCCCCAGTGAGTAATTAACTCATTTTCTGATTTAAATGTAATAAACCCATTATTCCACGAATACCGTCTATTTATTGTTCTATTTGATATATTTTCAGGTCTAGATATATACAAATGTAAAAGATAGCGCATATGATCTTTCATTCGCTGAATCTTTGTCTTTCTTTTCATGGTTCCATAGAAATGATTCATGATGAGCTTTGAATTTATAAGAGGTGAGACTGGGTAATGTGTATAGGTTAAGAAGACGTATTCCTTAAGGATATCGTCTCCAAATAAATTCTGTGTAACACATAGATAATTTAGAAGCTGTTGATCAGGACTTATAATATTTATATTTTGTAATTTATCTACAAGTGTAGAAAAAAGAGTTTTTATTGTCGGTGTATTCTGAAATAAAAGAACACCTGCGTTTCTTCCAGGTGTATGTTTGTCTACCTTTGTAAAATCAAAGAGTGTCTGACCATGGTGTTCTGATTCAATTGTCTTATTAAATTCAATGAGAGCATAGATCTTATCTTCTATAGGAATATTGAATAAGATAGAGAGATCATTTTGAACTAGGATATCAGTATCCATATAGAGAATCTTTGAATACTTATGAATCTCATTATAATCAAAGATCTTAAATCTATGATTCACACAATCTGCCAGTGTTTCACATGGAAGAATCATTATTTGAAGAGATTCTGAGAGTTCTCTTATAGAAGAGAGAAGATTCTCTGAGGTCATTACAAGAATATCAAAGGGCTCCGAAAATAGTTTCATACTGATCAGAAGTAATTCTAGCCACTTGATAGGTTCTTCATTTAAGAATATTGTAAAATATAGTAAAGGTTTCATTATGTAATACTATCATAGTATAATTTAAGCATTGCCTTACCATTTTCTTGTAAAACACCCTTTGTAACTGTTGAATTATACCATTTGTTTTTATATAAATATATAGAATGAGATGATCTAGCTATTACCTTACTCATATCAAGTTCGTTTCTCCAAGGATTCTCTGTTGGAAGAATATGCTTCATAAAATAGTTCTTATTCCAAAGTGAAAACTGATGTGTCATAAGATAGTTTGAATATTGAGAAAATTTATATAAGACATCTTTCTGTATTTCTTCAAGTGTATATAGATCAGATGTATCTGAAATACGCAGACAATCCATGTTGTAATTTGTAAAGTAAGATGTGTAAGTAAATAAATCAATATCATTACAGGGCCAGAAGTCTTCTTGCATATAATAAATATAAGACTCTGATATCTTAGCAAGACCCTTTAGAAGTCGATCTCCCCACTCTCCCTTTCCAGTCTTTATATGAATTATATCATTTACGAAATCAGGAGCCTCTTCTTCTGATAAGAAATATATCTTATAGGGTTTCTTTATATGTTTTCTTGTATAATAATACCATGGGTTCCAGAATTCTTTATAGGAATCACACGTATGAAGAACAATTGGAATATCTGTTATACTTTGAAAAGAGTCTAGGAAATGAGTATTCTTTCCAATGTGTAGACATTGGTCTGATAATAAATAATTCAAGCAACCATCTTCGCGTGTATAATATGAATATGGATTTAAAAAAATATAATTATACTCAAGACAATGTGATTTTAATAATTCATTCATTTAGTTTGTGTAGATTATACGATCTGAATTTGTTCCTATAAAGGGTATGGGGGGATTATGAATATGAATATGATCTTTTGGGTCAACAGGAGGGGGTATAGCAATGATAATAATTGCCTTATATTCAGTGATTTGTTGTTTAATTGTTCTAAAATAAGCACTTATAAGTTCCTTACAGACTTGTTCATGATGCTTTCCATAATATACCTGTTTTCCTATATGGGCTCTAACATCAACCTCACCATACATAAAACAATAAAGAGTATCTTTATCTAACTGTGTCTTATAGAAATTTGTAATTTGCTTATCTCTTCCTAAGGAATACATTGTTTTTCCAAACTCAAATAAGTTTCTATGGTGTATCTTATAATTTTGAAAGGATAATAAGGCATGACTATCTCCATATATATTTAGATTTGTTTGAACAAGAGATCCTTTTACAAAACTTAGATCATTGGGTTTAATACGTATAGATGTATATTCAGTATAGTCTGAATTAAATCTTAGTATATGCCCACAATTATGCCATTCTACATATACTGTAAAATTATTAAGAACATTAAAAAACCCATCTCCCCATGTAGTATTTATCTTATATGTGGCATTGACATCATAGATAAATTTTATATATCCTTTTTCCCATGAATATTGTCTATCAATAATATCTGTAGAATGAATTTTATTATTTATAAAATATGTAAACATTCGATTATATTTATTCCAAAAGTTTCCAATTGGATATGAAAAATGACAGATTGTCTTTTTTTCATCTGACATTGTATCACCTTCAAATAAATTAATATATGGGATAAGTGTTTTATTATCACACAAGGAGTCTTTAATGGCGTGATAATTAATAAAGGGCTGATCCATACAATAGGGGGGTTTAGTTCCTTCCTTTGTAAATTCATTAATATGATCTCTTATTCTTGAAAAAAGGCCTTTCATAGTTGGAGAATTTAAAAAGAATAGCGTCCCACTGTTGATTCCAGATTGACCTGGTATAGATTCATCAAAAAACTGGCCTCCAAAGTTCAGACTCTTTGTATACCCAGATTCAAGTGCGTATAGCACATCCTTTATTTCTAAATCAAATACATTCTTCAGATCAGACGTAATTAAAATGTCAGTATCTAGGTATAATATTTTTTCATAATCAGCTAAATTAGAATACTCAAAGATATATAGACGAGCACAGGCCGCCTGAAAAAATGTCTTAAATTCACAGGTCATAATTTGTAAGGTAAGATTAAGTCGTGTAGATAATTCATGAACGGTTTGTTCATAATCCTTTGATGTTATAATAAGCATATCAAAGCTATCTACAGATGAATATGTTAGCATAGATAAAAGTAATAAATGAAGAAGTTTAAAATAATCTTCATTGAAAAATACACAGAAATAGAGTAAATGTTTATGTTTAACTGTTTTAGGAAGACATAATAAATGATTTGGTATTATTTCCTTATTCCTCCAAAAATGCTTAAATAAGATTAGACCATTAGAATCGATGGCTCGATCACCCCTTATATCAGATATATCAGTAAGTAATATATAAGTATCATTCTTTAGAGAATTATATATCTTATATAAATCTTTACATATATAATGAAAGTCAGTATCAAGTATAGTTATATCCATTGTATAGAGATTACGTAAGGCTTCATATATAACTGGATTCCTCTTTTCAGCAATAAGAACATGATTTGAAATTGTATCTGGAATCCATGAATTAATAGAAAGAAAGGCATAGTCCTTTATAATATTTTCAATCGGTTCATAAATCATGGCATCTGAATCCATATAGACTCCACCATTAATATATAGAAAATAGTATCTAAATAGATCCGCCTTGTGTTCACCTCTCTTTAAAGAATTAAATTTAGAAATAATATCTGGAAACTCTTCTAATGGATTCTGTTCAAAAAACGGGATTTCATCTCCATTTATATAATTAGTGTATACCCATTCTTTAGTAAGAGATATCTGTATCATATCATAAATGTATTGAGGTAATTTATCTCGTGATTTTTGAAAAAATATCTTTGGTATTCTACTCATATCTATTTTTAGAGATTCTTTAATAATTAAGTAGGCATTTGGAAATTATAGAATTACGTCTTTCTAATAATCTTAAACGTTCTTCCATAAAACATCTACTATCTGGATAGTCTAGTATAACGCCCTCTGATATTCCTAGAAGACCTAGTAATCCTAATGATTCAATAAAAGATTCTGGAACTATCAGCTGAGTTCCTACACTGTATGCTAAAGGGAATGATCCAGACATAGATAGATCTTTATGCTGTAATGAATAAGATGTTGTTGGCCAGAATAAAATATAATGAGATCGCCCAGCGTATTCAATCAAGTCAGACGCATTTAGACTTTTATATTTTTTAACATTTGACAAGGAATTTTCACAATTCATATCTCGATCAACAAGTATAAAGTTTATACTTGAAAAATTCAAGAAAAGAGCTTGTAAATTGAGAAAATTGGTTGCGTTTCCTATAGAAAGAACTGTTATTTTTTCATATTTTTCATATAAAATATTATTCCACAGTGGTAAAATCCAGGTATCTGGATCAGATGGTGGTGACCTTAATTTAAAATGTCGTGTCTGATGTTTACAATAGGATCTTAGATTTAACTGACGATTACTTGAATGTTCAGTTACAATGACACGTGTAGTATTATTCCAAAATCTATCATATCCATTGTCATCATCTGTTAAAAGAAAAACATAGTCATATGCCTCTGGATTAAAAAAGGATATAGGATACCATATTATTACTCTATATTCTTTTTTATAAAAATCAAGCCACCCATAGTCCTTTTCTTTATTTGTATAGATATCTATTTTTAAAGAGTTCTCCTTACAATAATCTAAAACATGTGCGAACATTTCGTGATGCTGAGGGAGTGAATTAAAGATACATAGGTTCATTAATCTATGAACTTATATATGGTTTAGACCCAGATACGAGCATCATGGAATTAATAGAGTATCTATTGAATTATTAAATTTTTCAATACGTTTAGAATATCCAAGCGTATTCATACAAAAGTCTACTATATCAAATTTACTTTCCTGAACATAATCTGGATATTTTGAACAGACCGCATTATATATATTCTTTGAATATTCTTGATTATTTTCAAAATATATAACAGGTTTATATTTAGTTATCATTTGAATGGCAGATGAGAATATGAAATTTTCAGCTCCTTGAGCGTCACAATGGATAAATCCAATATTTTCATGATCCATTGAATCAATTGTAACAAACTCTACTTCTTCACCACCTCTCCCTATGGATAATCCGCCAAAATTAGACGGTATTAAATTATTATAATTATCTACAACTCTTCCTTGATTCATATCGATACATTCAGAGGACATATTCCCTATTCCATTATAACAAAATACAGCCTTATTATAGGGTATAATCTTAGTCTGAGATCTTGTATTTTTTACAAGTAATTCGTACATCTTTTTCTGTGGCTCATAAACATAGCATTTACTTTGTGAGTTAAGAAATGAAGAATATATTAGAGTGCTTGTTCCGCAATGCCCTCCAATTTCTAAAAGATTCTTTGTTGGATCAATGTATGCTTTTAGTTTTAATAGAGTATCTTCATCCCAGTATATATTATTATCAAAGATTTCATTACCAATATATCCTTCATTTTTTAATAATGTAATATCACCATATTTTGTATAATATGTGCTTAGATTCTCTTGAGTCATTTTATAAAAAGTTCCAGTAATACATTCAAGATCTCCAATACGAATTGACATGTAACTTGTATATGATTTATTGAATTTTAGAATATGTGTAAATCCAGCCCATTCAGCTTTTACTGTATAGTTATCTAAGTATTCATAACGCCCATTTGTCCATTTTGTAACTAATAGACCATTTGGCTCAAAACGAATAAATCCAGAGTTCCATACATATCCTCTCCCTACTAAATCTGGATAACTGGAATTTAATATAAGTTCCTTATAGTATTTTAATATATGAGAAAAATGTGGTCTCATTCTACCAAGCTTATGTGAGGCGTTTCCAATAGGCCACACAAAGTGTGCGAGAACTACATCTGTTTTTGTAGATGGAGGAGGTGGAGGATCTATACAGTATATAAGACCATATTTTTCCATAAATTTATTATCATATTTATTATTCTTTATAAAGTGGTAATTCACAAAGGGTTGATCTGCGCATTCTGGAAAAGGCTTTCCTGACGCCTTTAGCTCAGTAATATGTTCTTTAATATCATTAAAGATAGATTTCATTAATTCAGATCCTTTAAAAAGCAAAATACCCCCATTCATCGCTACTGTATTCTTATCTATCGTTGTAAAATCAAACCACCACCCACCATGAATTTCATGCTCAATGGTTCCTTCCTTCATTCCATAGATCTTATCTTCAATAGGTTCTCTAAAAATATTCATAAGATCTCCCTGAACTAGAATATCTGTATCTAGATACATAATCTTATCATAAATTATCGCCTCCTCATAGTCAAAGATATAAAGTCTTGATCTAGAAGCCTCATCTACAGAATTAAATGAAAAGAATTTCATCTTAAGTGGGATTCCAGTAAGTTCAGATAATGCTTGAATATCTTTGGTGAAGTCTTCACTCGTTAAAATTAAGAAATCAATCTGATCATACGTTGAATAATATTTCACTGATAATAAGAAAAGTTTGAGAAGTTCAATATATTGTTTATTAAAGAAGACTCCTAGATAGATTAGATTCTTTGTCTTTTTTGTATCATTAAATATACAGACTTCCTTCGAAAACTCATGGGTCTCATTTGTATAAAGGCGATTCGTCTGACCCTTTGTAAATATATCTAAGGAAGCTCCTACATCAAGATAGGTATTTGATGGATTATATTTCATAAGAAGGGGTATCCAGTATTTAGATAAGGGCCCAGCTGAAAAACAAATGAGTTCATCTTTCTTATTTGAAATAAATTTCATCAGACGTTCTGTCTCAGATATAGCCATTGAATCCCAGTTATTGACTAGGAGTGGATCAATTAAAAATCTCTCCTTGATCGGTAAGTCAGATGGACTATCTCCAGACGTAATTAGATAGAATCTCTTTTCATACGATTTTATAAACTTCGTAAAGATCTTCCAATTTGAATTACCAAAGATATTCGCATAAGTTCTTTGTTCTAGAGGAACATTAAAGGTATTTATGAAATCATCATAGATTGCTTGAGTACAATTCCATGGCTTATTACAAGTATTACAAGGTATTCCAATATAGAGATTTGGATTCTTAGTCTGAATCCCTAATAATAAATCATTACGCAATCTTCCTCCCTCAGTAAAGGTCCAGCTATCTAGATTTGTCAACGATTTATTTTTTAAGATAGAATATTCACCATCACTCGGTCTTATTAGACCAAATTTGGTTCCTATTTTAATCTTTGTTAAGATTGCGTCTAAATGATCGTTCATAGACCCCTTGAGAGGTTCATTTATTTCTGTAATTTCAATTGTAGTATCTGAAGATTCAGCATCACCGTGCAATTGGTTCACTTCATTTAAGGCATACGCATTTTTACCATCTGTTTCCCAATGCTGTTTTCCAATATGCGTGCTGTAAATAGAATCAAAGAAGATTGTCTTATATCCCTTCGCATTATATTTTTCTGCGTAATCACGTTCAAAAAAGGCATGTGCTGATGTATAGTTCCCAAGTTCTAAAATCTTACTAGCTCGTGTTAAAGAAGGTTGAAGAGAATAATGTGGCCAATAGGCACAATTCGCGCCTTCAATACCAGGTCGCCTATCATGTATAACTAAACCTGGTTCTAAAGGAGCAATACTCAGACGATCCATATCATTCATCATTAGACCATATTCTCTATTAAAAACAAGCTGATGTATATCTTTATTCTCATATTTTTCTAGAGCCTGAATAGAACGTGTAATATAGTTTTCCCTCTTAAAATATACCCAGTCATCTTCCATATGAATCCAGTATGTCGGCTTGAGTTCATCTAACTTATTCCATATAATATTCATACTCTCTCTATGACCCTTCTCTTTTACAGATTTCATATGGTAGTGAAAGAAAGGAAACAATGTTTGCATTTTCATGCGATCCTCTTCAGATGAATTATCATCTACACAATAGAAGTAGTCAACCTTATCTATATCGAGCCATGTATTTAACATAGAATGTATCGTTTGCTCGAATAAATCATAGCGCTTACATGTTGTTACACTTAACATAATCTTTACTGGGCCTTCTTTCTTTTTTAAGGATGGACCTCTTGCTATAAGAAGAGGTCTATAGGATGCTATAATTCCATCAAGAATTTTATAGTTATTAGGAGACAAAAATATCCCATTATTTTTTAGATTATTTACATATGTAAGAATTAAATCTAGAAACTGAATATTCTTTGGCATATGTGAAATCGCAAACTGAATATTATGAAATAAATTATGAATCCACCATTCTCCAGAATATAAATAATTCTGTCGAAAGATCATCTCTAACATTTTTATACATGTATCATATCGATCAACTCTCTGAGAAACAATAACCATATAATAGGGTAAATAAAAATCATATTCATCCTTCTTCGCAAAGAGATGTTCCGCAACATTGTCATGAATATATTGTGTCTCATAATACTTACTAATCATTGTATAATACGCATACGCAGCTTCAACGGGTCCATTGATACAATAATATTTTATAAGTCGATATATTCCTTCAATTCTCTTGCTTGAATACTTGAAGGATTCTATTAAATAAAAGAGCCCCTCCTGATTTCTATTAAGTTTATCATATTGATCATAGATCTCAATACAGCTCATATATTTCTCCTCAATCCAGTTATCAATTGTTAAGACTCTCTTATAGAATTCAATCGCCTTTTCATGTTTATTACAACTGTTATAACTCTGAGCAGTATAGAAGCAATAACGATTATAAATACCATCCTTCTTTTCAAAGGCCTCAAAGAAAGCCTTTTCTAAAATTAACGCGTCATTTAAATATTTCTCTGGATCCTTATTTCTGGCACCTCTACGTCCTGAAATAAAATAATAGTCTCCTAAGACATCTGTAGGAGGACCCATTTCTTCTTTTGAAGCAGGATATTCATGTATCACACCTACATAATGCCATCGTTTTCTGTTATTAAAAAGTTGACATCTAGAATAACGAGATCCCATGGCATTTCCAAAGATAAATTTATAATGATTCGCATTTAAATCCTCTGGTAATTTAAAATCACCGTATATTTCATCATCGGCATCCCATACAAAGGCATAGTCTGTTTTATTATAAGCGATTTCAAAAGCCTTGCTTCTATTAAAGGCAAAATCACGCCAAGGTGTCTCATCAAGTTCTCCAGGAATACCTTTCTCTTTAAAATAATTCTTAATAAGAGCTTGTGTTCCATCTGTAGACCCATTATCATTGATGACCCAGTAGTCGAATTTTATATATTTTTCTAAATGTTTAAAACATTCAACAATAAGATGGGCTTCATTTTTGACTATCATAGTTAAACAAATTGTTTTCTTAGTCATCTGTACTGAACATTTACGATAACTTTAGATGATTATTTTAGAAATACTCGGATCTGTAGAATTCTGGTTTAATAAAGATTCTGGTAAAGTTTTAAGAGATCTTCGAATCCATTCTGGAATATACTCAATCTTATCAGGATCTGTCATATATGTATTTTTATGAATGACAGCTATGAAGGTCCATTCTCCATTAAAACTTGGTATATAAGCTGTATAGAGATAATAACGGAAATCAGTATTCTTTAAACAAAGATCTTTAATGACTTCTACAATAGTTTTAAGATTCTTTGTATCCCATGGTGAATAAAGACCGGCATTCATGACAAATCCACCCTGGTATAATTTGACTGAATCAAGAATCATTCGTAAAAGCGGCGCCCATCGATCCTTATTAAAATCTGGATCAGTTAAATCAATAATTACACCATCATAAGAATTACCCTCTTTCATAAATTCCCAGGCATCTTCATAAAGTGTTATAAGACGAACATCATCAAAGGCTCCCCTTGACCATTCCATACCATTATCTTTCATATATTCCACAAATTCTTCATCATAATCTACCATAGTTACTTCTACAGTAGGCCATCGTAGAACTTCTCTTGCTGTAGCACCTTCGCCACCACCAAGAATTAAGATATGTTTCTTACAAACAAGTGTTCCTAAAAGAGGATGAACAAGAGCATTATGATAAATAACTTCATCTTGTGTTGTGCTTTGTAAGACACCATCCATGAATATCATTTTTCCATTGTGAGGTGAGTCAATAATATCGATCTCCTGTTTACTTGTCACTAAGTTCACAGCATTGAATTTATAATATTTATAAATTCTTTCAACACCCGTATCTATTTCATTAAATTCTAATATACCCTTGATTCTAGGCAAATCCATTTACTATAATACATAAATGAGAAAGGCTTAAATACTAGTTCAAAAATTGATGTTATTTCCCGGCTTAGAAAAGAACACACATACCCACAGAGATGCCTGCCTCCTCCAGTTCAGAAATCGAACCGATCCTGGGTATCCAATTTAGTATCTTTAGTCCAGATGAGATTGAGCGTCGTTCAGTCGTCGAAATTACGTCAAATAATACATATGAAGGAAATGAACCAAAGATTGGTGGCCTCTTTGATCCCCGCATGGGAGTTCTAGAGAATGGAAAGCAATGTCGTTCATGTGGCCAGTCAAATAATAATTGTCCTGGACATTTTGGCCATTACAGACTTGGTCGCCCAGTCTATTATATTCAGTTTCTTCCAATGATCCTGAATGTCCTAAGCTGTGTCTGTGTATCTTGCTCAAAGCTACTTGTTGATAAGGAGATGCGTTCATCAATTAAGCTAAAGAAGGGTGAGGGTCGTTGGAAGGAACTTATGGAAGTGTCTAGCAATATCTCTCGTTGTGGTCAGGAGACTGAAGATGGATGTGGCTCAAGACAGCCTGATCGCTACAAGCGTGAGGGTATTGCTCGCATCGTGGCAGAGTGGGATGAAGTCACAGGATCGAACAAGGCTGCCGGCACAGGCGTCCACCATGATGAAATGAAGCAGCCTCTAGAGGTTGAGTATGTTCAGCGCCTATTCCGTCGAATCACAGATGAGGATGTAGCCTTCATGGGCTTCAATCCACGCTGGTGTCGTCCCGACTGGATGATCTGTTCTGTACTTGCTATTCCTCCTCCTCAGGTTCGCCCTTCAGTCGTTCAGGAGAACAATCAGCGTTCAGAGGATGATCTTACACACAAGCTATTTGAGATCATCAAGATCAACAAGATGCTACTATCGAAGATGGATGCTGAGGGGTCTAAGATTAACAAGAACAATATCGATGAGCTGACGAGTGTTCTTCAGTATCACATTGCTACTCTTGTTGATAACCAGATTCCAGGTGTAGCACCTTCAGCGCAGCGTGGTGGACGTCCTCTTAAGTCGATTCAGCAGCGTCTTGGATCGAAGGAGGGCCGTATCCGCTATAATCTTCAGGGTAAGCGTGTAGAGTTCTCAGCGAGATCCGTTATTACACCTGATCCCAATATCTCAATCGCTGAGCTTGGTGTTCCAATTAAGATTGCGATGAATCTTACAGTTCCTGAGCGCGTTACCGATTACAATCGTGACAAGATGTATAAGCTTGTTCAGAATGGATCTGCGACCTATCCTGGTGCGAAGACGCTTGTCCGCGCCGACGGCCGCATGATCTCACTTGCTCATGTGAATACCAAGGAGATTGTTCTATATAACGGTGACATGGTGAACCGTCATTTAATGGACGGTGACATGGTTCTCTTTAACAGACAGCCTACGCTCCATAGAATGTCGATGATGGGTCACCGCGTTCGTGTTCTTCCTTACAATACATTCCGCTTGAATGTATCAGTGACATCCCCCTATAACGCTGATTTTGATGGTGATGAGATGAATGCTCATATTCCTCAGAGTTCAGAGGCGATTCAGGAGCTTCAGGATATTGCTGCGGTTCCCTATCAGATGATCTCACCGAGACACCAGAAGCCAGTCATTAAGGTAGTTCAGGATGCGCTTCTTGGATCTTATCGTATTACGAAACAAGGTGAGACCTTTACGCGTAAGGAGTATATGAATCTTATGATGTGGAATAAGCGCTTTGATGGAAAGCTTCCTGAGCCAAATATCGTAAATGGTGCTCCACGCTGGTCAGGTCAGCAGGTTCTTAGTATGCTCTTTCCACCCATGAATACTGATCTTAAGAACAAATTCTACGATGATGACTCAACACCTAATAACATGGTAAAGATTCGCGAAGGTATGATCCAGGGTTCTAGTATTGTTGATGATGATGTTCTCAATAAGACGGGTGTGGGTGTTGTTCATACGACATACAATGATTTCGGTGCTCCAGCGGCGGTTGATCTACTTGATTCAGTTCAGAGCACAATTGAGGCATATCTGATTATGAGTGGTTTCAGTGTAGGTCTCTCAGATCTTGTTGCTGATGATTCTACCTTAGCTACAATGAATGACATTGTTCAGAAACGCAAGAAGGAGATTGATGAGATTGTTCTTCAGGTTCACATGGACTTGTTCGATAATAGCACAGGTCGTTCAAATCAAGATGAGTTCGAGGGCCAGGTCTTTGGTAAGCTAAATAAGGCGGTTGAGGAACTAGGCAAACTAGGCCAGAAGGCTCTTGCTCAGGAGAATCGCATGATTAGCATGTTAAAGGCGGGCTCGAAAGGCTCTACAATTAACGTATCACAGATGGTGGCGTGCGTTGGTCAGCAGAATATCGAGGGTCGTCGCATTCCCTTTGGGTTTACGGATCGCACACTTCCTCACTACAAGAAGTTCGATGACGGTGCTGAGGCTCGTGGGTTCGTAGAGAATAGTTTCGTAAAGGGTCTAACGCCTCAGGAGTTCTTCTTTCACGCCATGTCAGGAAGAGAGGGTCTCATCGACACGGCAGTGAAGACAGCTGAGACAGGTTATATCCAGAGACAGATGGTGAAGGCTATGGAGGATCTTGTTACCCAGTATGATGGCACCGTGCGTGATGCGCGCAATTGTATTGTTCAATTCCATTATGGCGAGGATGGTATCAGCTGTACAAAGGTAGAAGCTCTAAATTTGCCTATTCACGGACTGAGTGACGATGAGATTCGCAATCTAGTAGGCCTTCAGACTGTAAAGTGGGATGAGATTCTTACAGATGTTTCCTTAAGAACAGAGAAACCTGAACTTATCCAGTCCCTCGTCGAACAGGTAATTGATGATCGCAACATGCTTGTAAATGGTGTATTTAGAAATGGTCGCACAAAGGGTCTGATGGGTCCTATGAATCTTGAGCGTATGATTATGAATCTTAAGGTAAAGTTCAATATCCAGTCGAATGCGAAGACTGATCTACTTCCAGAGTATGTAATTGAGACACTTAAGAATATTCAGGCCCGCACGCTACCCTTCCACAAGATGTGGGCGGCAATGCTTCGTTTCTATCTCGGCCCTCATAACTCAATTGTAAAGCATCGTCTAACGAAGCTTGCCTTTAATGCTCTTACTGAGCAGATCCTCTTGAAGAATTGGGCTTCCTGGGCTCAGCCAGGCGAACAGGTAGGAATTATCGCGGCCCAGTCAATTGGCGAACCTGCTACACAGATGACACTCAATACCTTCCACTTGGCGGGCGTTGCTGCCAAGTCAGGCATGACTCGTGGTGTTCCTCGTTTGAAGGAGGTCTTCAAGGTGACCAAGTCACCCAAGGCAACCTCTCTCAGTATCTTTCTCAAGCCTGAGTTCCGTGATAATAAGGAAAAGGCACGTGAGGTAGTTCAGGATCTAGAGCTTACAATGCTTCGTGATATTGTAACAACCGTTGGTCTCTATTATGATCCCAAGGATGAGTCTACTGTGATTCCTGAGGACAGAGATCTAATTGCTTTCTATAAGCTGTTTGAGCAGAGAGAAAATGGAACAGAGGATGAGGCAGCGGATCCCTTTAGTCAGTGGATGCTTCGTCTAGAATTTAACAAGGATGCTATGTTCAATCGTAATATTACGATGGATGACGTGGCGTTTGTTCTCAATGAGAAGTTCAATAATACAATCAAGATGGTCTATACCGATTTCAATTCTCAGAAGCTTATTATGCGTATTCGTCTTGATCGTGAGGTTGATACTGAGGCGGATGATTATACAAATTTTAAGAAGTTTCAGGCGCGACTACTCATGACGGTCGCAGTTCGCGGCGTTCCAGGAATTAAGGCGGCTTCCTTCAGTAAGTCTGAGAATCGTGTTGAGATTATTGATGGAAAGCCCACCAAGATTTCAGAGTATTCAATTGATACTGATGGTAGCAACTTTATTGAAGTCATGAATCATCCTGCGGTAGATCCTACACGCCTCTATACAACAAATGTCTATGATCTTCTAGATGTTCTTGGTATTGAGGCTGCTCGTGGCATCCTCCTTTCAGAGATTGATTCACTCTTTGCGGATGCGGGTGTGAATTACAGACATCTTGGTCTACTTATTGATAGCATGACTCGTAATGGCCGACTCATGTCAGTCGACCGTTATGGTATCAATAAGAATAATATTGGACCTCTTGCGAAGGCATCCTTTGAGGAGACAGAGAAGATCTTATTGCGCGCGGCCCTGTTTGGTGAAATGGACCCAGTCACGGGTGTTTCATCAAAGATTATGACTGGTCAGCCTATGCGTGGAGGCACAACCTTCGCACAACTTCTCTTTGATGAGGCTGCCTTCATGCGTCTCCAGAAGGGATTACCTCCTGTGGCGGACGAGGAGGAAGAAGATGTGGATGATCTTGATGAGGATGATATTGCGGAAGAGCTTGCCAACATGGGAGATGACAAGTGTAATGCGGTGCGTCTACGGATGAATACGGTTATGCCAGAAGGTGACGTGGATCTGGAAGAACCGGATGTGGTGTTCAATGTTCTTGAGTGATTATTTGCGAGATTTACGAGTTTTACGAGTTTTTTTATATTTACGTTTACCTCCTGCCGCTGGCGCTGCGGCATCTACATGATTTATAACAACATTATTGTTATTCTCATTAATATAGTTTCTAAGAACTTCTATCAATACTTTATATGATTCAAGAGCACTTGTGGCAGCGTGGCAGCAATCATTTTCATCCTGATCATTATTAGGAAGTTTATCTATCTTTTCCTTCAATACATTAAGTTTACCTTCGGCATGTGTAAGTGCTCCTTCTAGATCCTCCATTCTAATCTTAGGGCCTAAAAATATCCTACGAAGTATAAATATACGAGATGGCCTCTCTTCTTTTTTTAGTTCTATCAACAACAGTAGCGCACAAGTTTACTCAGTCAAATGCTATTATCCAGTCAGAGTATCCTTCATTCCAGGTCTGGCAGACACAGTATGGCCGGGTTTACAATTCCCCAACTGAACGTGATTACCGCGAGTCAGTCTATGATCGCAATGTTCGTAAGGTGGCCAGACACAATGCCAAGGGTCTTTCATGGAAGATGGGAGTGAATAAGTTTGCTGATATGACTAAGACTGAATTTGCTCGTCTTTATCTTTCAGGCGGCTACAATAATTCGACCTTCAATCGTGTCAAGAACTACAACTGGGTTCTTGGCAATCATTCTGCGACCTTGCCTCTATCAGTTGACTGGTCAGCCAAGGGTGCCGTAACGCCCGTTAAGGATCAGGGTCAATGTGGTTCGTGCTGGGCCTTCTCAACGACGGGAGCTCTAGAGGGTGCTTGGTTTCTCAAGAAGAAGGTTCTAGTGAACCTCTCTGAGCAGCAGCTTGTTGATTGCTCAACGACTCAGGGGAACCAGGGCTGTAATGGAGGCCTTATGGACTATGCCTTTCAGTATGTCATTGATAATAAGGGTCTAACGACGGACGCTGCCTACCCTTACACTGCCACTGGGCCAAATAACTGTGTAGCCAAGGGTCTTCCTGTAGCCGCGACGGCCTCAGCATTCAAGGATGTTCCAGTGAATTCACAGACAGCTCTTATGACAGCGGTAGTTCAGCAGCCTGTTGCGGTGGCTATCGAGGCTGATCAGGATTCTTTTCAGCTCTATGCTTCAGGTGTCTTGACGAAGCCTTGTGGAACAAATCTCGATCACGGTGTTCTTCTTGTGGGGTATGGAAATGTAACAGGTCTTGATTACTACAAGGTGAAGAATTCTTGGGGTCTTGACTGGGGCATGGGTGGGTATGTCCTTCTTGGCCGTGGTCCTCAGTATAACGGTGCCCAGGGACAGTGTGGAATCCAGATGGATCCTTCGTATCCTGTAGTCTAAACACTACTCGTTAGTCTAAAAAATTTATATTTTTATATTGTATATAAAAATATAAGTATGTGATTAAATATAATTATCTTCTGCGGGTTCTTCTTCCACCATATCTTACTGGATTACCATATAATTGTGTCTGCTTTCTGATTCTTGAAGAATTATGCGGGTCAACAGGATTCGCATGGGTGCCCTCAGTAAGTCCTCTGAAATATTTCCCTGGTTCGTGACCTGGATGAAAAAAGCCCTGCGCCTTTTCAACCATTTTTATATTTTCACCTGTTCTCTGACGATACTTTGTTGCCGCATTAGATGAAGGAGATCCATTAGGTGGTTCTATGCTTCTGGATGGTGGTGGGTATGACATATTAAGTTCACCGTTTGACCCACTTGGTCTATTTTTACGAGTTCCAAATAATTTCAGACCACTCCATATACTAGATGCTGCCTTAGTTGCTACGGATGTTGCTGCGGATACTCCAGCCTGAGCTGCCATCTTAATTACATCCTTAACATTCTCAGCAACCTTTGCGGCAATAGGAATCGCCGTATTAGCGGCAGCCTTTGCGGCATCAGCTAGAACCGCACCACTCGCTACCATTAGTTGATACGCAAGTGTAGCAGCCATTTTAGCAATAAGACCTGCGATTTGAGCAGTATATTTACCAAGATTTGTTATAGCATACACAGCGGCATTTCCAGCAATCGCACCTATGTCTAAGGTAATACCAGGCACACGCTTGATCGCCGCTACACTTGCTTCAAAGGCTGCCGACGCTGCGGCCTCTGCGCCTTTACCCGCGCTTATAGCTTGCTTATATGCTTGTTCAGCAGCAGCTCTAGCTAAAGCTATAGCAGCGTTCGTAGCAATTCTTGTTAATTCTACGACGGCATCCTTAACCGCAGATACGGCTACAATAGTAATAAGTGCGGCTGCATATCCGATCTGCTTAAGAACATGTACAACCGCCTCAAATGCGAGTTCACCTGCCATTTTTGCTGTGGCACCTGAATTTATGGCGGCACTATATACTTCACGAGCAATAGTTGTAGCAACAGTTTTAATAAACTCTGTGGCAGATTCACCAGCCTTTATACCAACATCATATACGACTTGGCCGGCTAATGTAGTAAGTTCAGCAATAGGTGCTCCAATTAATTTTAAGAGTGTTATAATTAAATTAAACGTTAGACGAACAGCTACACCTAGAGTAAGTCCAGCTGATCTAATAATTTTAAAGAAAACTAAGGCGGCAGCCTTCGCAATAGATAAAATAACATCTCCTAATTTAACACCGGCCTGTAAGGCAATATCAAGAACAACCTTTGTAGCAGTTTTAGTAATATCAAAAAGTGATTTGCCACTTTTTACAAGAACCTTAAAAGCAGCCATATAGGCAGCACGAATAGCTTGATCAATAGTTCCACCCGCCTTCATAACAGCCTTATACGCAATATCAGCGGCTTTCTGAACATTCGATTCATTAGCAGCCTCCTGAACGGCACTTGAAATATCTGAGTCAGGTTCTGGTAATAAATCATTTAAATTGATTGTGGCTACTAAACGTCTGGCATCAGATAATTCTAAATTATTTGGAGAAACATTTGAAGGAGATCCATTAATCTCTTCAGTGGCATTATTCGCAATAGCCTTATTAATATTATTATGAGCGATCGCATTTTTAGAAGCATTAGGGGCTACAGTGGCATTAGGAGCTACGGCATTTTTAGGAATCGGGACGGCATTAGGAGCTACGGCATTTTTAGCAATCACAGCGGCATTAGAAGCTACAGGATTTCCAGCAAGTTCTTTTGCGGCTTCTTGAGCACCAGCAACTGCCGCGCTAACAGTTTCACCTGGATCACTAGCAGATGTTGAATTTACTGTATTAACATGAGTTGGATCACCTTCGTTGGTTACAGGAGTAGTAATTTCGGAAGCATTAGTTTCAAAAACTTTAGCAAGATTTTCTAGGGGTAGATCTGCTGTCCTTTCAATAGCCTTTGTTACAGCATCGATTGCTGCTTGTTCAGCCTGTTGTTTAAGCTTATCATTATTAGATGGTGTTTTATTAATAGCATTTTCTTTTCTAAATTCCTCTTTAACTTCATTAACTTGTTTTAGTAATTCTACTTTATCCGGGATACCTCTATGCTTGATGACTTTAGCAGTTAGTTGATCTCTTCTCTTTTGTATCGCTACATTTGCGACGGCACGGCGCGTTTGCCCCACTATAGGGGCCTTTTTCACTGGAACAACCGCCTTTGTAGCTTTCTTCGCAGGGACAATCTTATTTGGTAAGGGCGTCATCGCAGCCGCATTTTCCATGGCATTTCTCTGTTCCTTTGATAAATTCATCTCTGGTGGCATAGGGGCATTTTTCCTCGTATTATTTGGCATTTATATTCTATAATAGAGGATAGAAATGTCATTTCTTAATTATAAGGATCAGGAAGAAGATCTTAAGAACCGTTTTGCTAAACTTGGCCTTGTAGTTCGTGTGGAACCAATTGTTTCGGCAGATTTATATTATACGGATGGTGATGCCTCTGCCTCTGTATGTAAACTAATCTTTACGGGTGGAAATACTGTGTATATACCTCAACTTATTTATAATGTAGATCTTGTTCATAAGAAAATTATTGAAGATTGGATGATTTACGTTACAGGGCTAAACCCTGGTACAGGGCTAAACCCTGGTACAGGGCTAAACCCTGGTACAGGGCTAAACCCTGGCAAGGGCTAAACAACACGAATTAAATACAAGTATGTCGTGGCCCCTAGTAAAACCTCCATGGAAACATGTAAGATGGTTTGCATGGTCGCCGCAAACATGGACAAGTGGACCAACTCCTAAATGGTTAGAAGAAGAACAAGTAAAAGATAAGACTGAACTCGATGATTTAAAACATGAGATTGAAACTCTAGATACAACAAATGAGTGGGAATTTTTAAAGAGAACCTCAAATCCTTACGAACTCGTGTTTTCACAAAGTCAGGATAACCGCATTCCCCAATCAGTCTGTAGTCTAAAACCACTTAGTCGATCATTTTTTAAGATGGTTGAAATTTTATTTGTGATGGATTTTTTTAAACGTCATAATGATTCTAGAAAGACAATCAGAAGTGCCCATGTATGCGAGGGGCCTGGTGGATTTATTGAAGCTCTCTTAAATCTTTCTCAAAAAAATAATTTTACAGTTGAAAATTCCTGGGCTATGACCTTAAAACCAACAAAGACCAATATACCTGGATGGAAAAGAGCCTATCATTTTTTGAGAAAATCACCTATGGTTCATATTGAATATGGAGAAGATGACACTGGTGATATAATGGTGCCTAAGAATCAAGGTGCCTTTCTAGAGAAAACACGCGCAAGATGTCATATATTTACGGCAGATGGTGGATTTGATTTTAGTGAACATTATGGAACACAGGAACAAGAAGTCTTACCACTTTTGATTTCATCATGTTTAATTGGTCTACAAACACTTGTAAAAGGAGGTGATTTTATTCTTAAGGTATTTGATACAGAGTCTAAGGCAACTATTGATCTAATTGCCCTTCTATCTTTATGTTTTGATCATTGGACTTTATACAAACCGGGTCTAAGTCGCCCTTGTAACGCTGAAAAATATTTCTTAGGAAGAGGATTCAAATATGCTCCTGGATGGATTTTAAAGACACTTGTAGAAATAAGAAACGCATATGCTTGTGGATTCAAGCATATGAATTCTATTTTTTCAGATCTACCAAGTAATATTCTAGATAATATTCAAATTCTTAAAAAAGAATATTTAGACCAACAAGTATTCGCTTTAAAATATGCCTTAAATCATAAGGTGGAATGGAATTCTGAACCAGATAAACAATGGAAAGAAATTCAAACTCATTCTATTTTCTGGTGTAAACAATTTCAAATGCCAATACGACCCTTCATTGGAAGTCTAACAATTTCTATTCCTTGGAATCAAGTTGTGGCTTTACATACGAATTTAGAAGATGTTGTCCAACCTGAATAGAGGCTTCATGTTGTGATTTAAGTCCTTCACCCATTTTTTCAAGCATAATAATCATCATATCAAGAGACCGTTTGTCATATCCATTCGGTCTAGTGATCATTTCAAGAATATTTGGATATTGTTCACAGAACTCTGGAAATACACTCTTAATATCGTCAATCTTATAGGATGTCTGAATCATCTTTGTAATTTTATCAATATGATCCTTAATAAACTTAGAACGCTGTGTAGCATTAAACCGTGTTGGTTCAGTCGCAGCCTTTTCAGATAATTTCTTTACTGAATTACTATCAACATTCATCTCCTTTATAACAGAAACTTTCATGTATAAAAGAGCGCACTTATGTAGATATGTCATTTCCTAAAGAAAAACCATTTGTCCCTAAGCTATCTAAGACACCTATCTTAGGACCATCTTCCGGAAACCCAAAGGCATTTCAAGATCCTAATTCTGTCGCTTCTATTGGAAGTAAAATTCAGGCTATGTCAGATCAGGCGAAGGCTGATACATTATATGATACACCTACTCTTCCAAGTGAGGGCTTTTGTAATACAACTAGTAAACATGATGCTGCCATAGGATTTCTTGTGATGCTTGGAGTCGCGGGGATTCTTCTTTCGTTTTCTAAATGATAAAATAGATATGATAGATACACTTGATCAATGGATAGTAAATGTAAAGACTAATCTTCATAATAAGTATATAATATCAAGTGATCCAAATGAATTAGAAAACTATAAGAACTCACTTGAAAACTTGTTTAATACAATAGAAAAGGCAAAGGGGGATCAAAATTTACTTAAATTAACTAATCTTCCAGATGAAGTTATTGAAGATATGAATGATATAAATAAAAGAACTTATATAATGAATACTCTTCGAGAAGCATTTACAGTGTTTCATTTTAATAGAAGCCCTATACATCAAAAAGAACTCATAGAACAAATTGGTGGATTAAGATAGATATGGCAGGCTCCCTTGAGTATAATGAAAAAAAAGGATGTCCACCTGGATTTCATAAACGTTCATCTTATAAATCTACAAGAGGTCATCGTGTTCCTCCTAGGTGCGTAAAGGCTCAAACAGTTTATGCTGAAACAAGAAAGAATTATTCAAGACGCATTCTTCAAAAACATAGACTAAATTCAATAGCACAATCATCAACGAGAAAATTACATTGTCCTAAGGGTCTTATTCCTAGACATGGGTATGTAAGACGCTTTGGTAAAACAATTATGAAAAAAGGTTACACTGTAAAAAGAGCAGAAGGAAAGGAATATCGGATTTATCCAGAAAGGAAATCGGTATATGTAAAGCCATCCTGTGTCAAAGATATGGGTGATCCTCATGTAAAAACACCAAGCCCCGGCAACCGTATAGGCCCTTTAAGAAAGGGTGAACTCAAGAAACATGGATATATCTATAATGAATCTGTAACAGATCGCCACGATGCTTTAAAGAAAGCAATAAAGGAATTTGGAACTCTTGGAGTCTATCATAAATTAGACGCCGTTGCTAAATTATCAAAGTTCAGTGTTCCAGAGGCATCCAAGGTCTTCAAGGAAGATCGTGATTGGCTAAAGAGTCATTATGAATTAAAAATATAGCGCGATCAAGATATAATTTTAGTATCAGTTGAAACTAAGAAGAGTTATGGAACAAACTCCTGTTAGTCAAAAATATCCAGAACCTTATTTCTTAGCATTTTTTGTGATAATTATCGCAATCTGTATCTATGCTGTTATAGAAAATTTTGGAAATTCATCTGAGATTCACAATAATTGGTCAGAATATCGATGCCAGCCTCACATGATGCCATTTGCGGGGTTATTTGGATATAGTGTAAATGAAAATTTCGAATTTTGTCTTCAGCAGATCATTCAAGAAAATACAAAAGGTGTAACGGGACCCTTTGCTCAAGGAATGATGGGATTTACAGGTATATTATCAAATCTTATGGATTCCGCAAATTCATTCAGAACCATGCTTGCCACTCTTGTTGGAGGTATTATTAAGATTATTAGTGAATTTAAGAGTCGCATGATAGCTCTTATGGGGCGTGTTAAACTGTCAGCTTCGAGAATGAAAGCTCTGATGTATAGAGTTTATGGAACAATGTTTGCGGTCATGTATATGGGAATGTCTGCTCAAACTGGAATTATGAACTTTGGAGATGGTTTTATATTTAAATTCATAGATACCTTTTGTTTTCCTCCGGAACAAGAAGTCATTCTTGAATCTGGTGAAAAAGTTCCAATCTCAGATGTGCTAGTAAATGATATTCTCCAAGGAGGTCATCGTGTTGAGTCAACATATATGTTTATGGCAGATGGACAAGATATGGTTAAACTGGAAAATGTTGAGGTAAGCTCAAACCATTTTGTAAAATACAATGGAAAATGGATTATGGCAAAGGATCATCCAGATGCTATATCTGCTGGACCATGGTCTGGTGGAAAAGAAAGACCACTTATATGTTTAACTACAGATAATCATATTTTACCCATTGAGAATTATATCTTTGCCGATTATGATGAAACAGATGAAGCCAATGCTGTAACACAGGGTTGGATAGATAAATGCTTGAATGGTAGACGTAAATTAACACCACATCCTGATGTATCCTATGATGTAGGAAGTCCGTATACAACTATGGTAAAAACTTTAGAAGGATACAAGCCCTTATATGATATTAAACTAGGAGATAAGTTAAATGATCGTGACACAGTGGTCGGAATTCAAGTCTCAGAATTACGTGAATTCTCAAGATTACCTGATAATCAACGTATTGCGAGAGGTGCTCTTATATGGAATACTAAGAAGGCTGAATGGGTAAGAGCTTATTCTATGTATCCTGATGCTATTTCAGGCCCTACTGAGACTATCGCACTCTTTGTAAGTCCCGGAGCAAAATATGAAATACAGGGAGGTCATATTGTGCGCGATGCTATGGAAATTTATAGCCCAGATACAAAAAAATCGTATGCCGAGATTTTATTAAAGAAGAACAGTGTGTAAGTTAGATGGAGGCAAAGTTCCTCTTTGTTATACTAACAGTCTTTTTGACATTTTTATTCTTTTTTGTTGAAAGCTTTTCTAATAGAAATGATGTAATTTCACACTGGTCAGAACGCCGTTGCGACTTTGATGTTCTTTTAACCGCATTTCTATATAAACCATCTGATGATCACCGTTCTTCCAGTAAATTTACTTCAGAAAATTTTAATTTCTGTATATCATCAAAAAGTGCAAATTATCTTAGAAGTATATTTGGGGTATTATATGAATTAATGAGAAAACAGTTTGTGGCAGGTGATATTATGACGGATGTTATGAAAACTCTTCGATCACAACTTAATACAATTTACGCACCCTTTAGTTCTATGATGAAAAAATTCTGGGTAAAGTTTGTTCAAATAGGATCTCTATCCTCAAGAATTTTTCAACAACTCTATATGACTATGAAAAAGGCATCTGGAATAGCAGTCGCCTCATTATTTATAGCTCTTTCTCTTCAGACAACTGTTATGAATTCAATTGATTTTGTTATTAAGGTTATTATGATTGTTTTATATATATTACTAGCTCTTATCTTTGTATGGTTCTATCCAATTCTACCTTGGTTAATTATGGTATTAATTACTGTATTTGGTATTGAAAAGGCAATGCCTGGTAAAACAGGTCCACTTGGAGGATTATTCTGTTTTGCAAAAGGTACACGTGTTATCTTAGAAAATGGTGATACGCGACCAATAGAAAGTTTAAAACCAGGAGACTATCTTTTAAATGCGAATCTTGTTCAAGGAATTATAGAAGTTCCAGGAGAACCCTTATATAATCTAGATGGAATCTTTGTAAGTGGCTATCATTCAATGTATTATAATGGAGAAAAGATCTATATAAAAGATCATCCAAGAGCCATTTTGACAAAGATCTATGATAAAACACTCTGGACCTTAATTACCGAGAAACGTGAGATACAAATACATGGAAAAGAAGGAATATTAAGATTTCTTGACTGGGATGAAATTCCAGATACACAGGAAGCAAATAAGGGATGGAATCAGATTGTATGTGAAATGCTAAATGGTCCTAAATATAATAGTCTTGTGCCAAAATATGCTCCCTGCCTTGATGCTACTATTCGGGTAAATGTTAATCAGTCTGGCTGGGTAAACTTGTCTGAGATACAGATTGGTGACTGGATTTCTTGTAAGAGTGGATGGACACGCATTACAGGAAAGGCTAGACGTAGAGTTCAGGGTGGATTTGGATCCTTAGGATCCCGAATGTCCGATGGAGTATGGATTCTCGGATCAAATGGAAAATGGGATCACTTTCATGGAACAACAGATCAGATGCCTTGGGAGGGTGTACATCTAATAACAGATTCTGGTGAGTTTAAGATAAAAATATTAAATGGTAATGAATATATTGTGCGTGATTTCACTGAGGTAGGATCCGATAAGATATTTGAATCAGATGTCCGGATTGAAAGTCTTCTCAAATAGAAAATGTGCGGATAAAGAAGAAGATGAAGCAGTTAATGTTTCTTGGTGGAATGATCTTACTTGTAATAGCGGCCCTACTTGTTTCGCGTAGTAAGCTTGTCAGAGGTGCCACACGTGAGGGATTTGCGTCTTATTATCTCCAGAATGCGAATGGTGCCAAGGATTCTTATTCAAAGGTCGGTCCCTTTGATGGCGTCTCACTGACATGTCCGGATGGAGTCAGCAAGTGGAAATGTAATACACCTAATGAGCCCCTAAATGGACCTGCCTTTGAGCCCGGCCCAGATTCATTGTTCATGTTTAAGAATAATCAATGTAAGCCTGAGTGCTGTCCCTCGTCATATGCCTGCGATGGTGGATGTGTTTGCACATCACCTGATCAGCGCCAGGTAATTGCGTCACGTGGAGGAAATCGCACAACACCTGAAGATTCACTATAAACTCATTTTACACCATTCTTATGAAATATTAAATTATCTCATAAGAATTTGAAAGATACTCTAAAATAGATATGAACAGCACTGTTCAGAGAATGAATAGTCTCGTTGCCTTACCAGTAAATTCAGTCAAAAATATTACAAATGCGCCTAAGTCTGGTTATAATACACCTATGGTATGGTTTGTAGGATTCCTAGTTATCTTTATAGGAATCTTCGCATTTTATTATAAGGAATTTATGAATGCCATTCAGAACTTGACAGATTCGCTAAATATGTCACTAACTGGATATGGATCACCTTCTGAGAAACAAGAGGAAAATATTCCCGTTGCACCACCCGTTCCACCGCAGGATGAAGCCACTATGAAACATGGTGGTATTGTTGAGAAGATCATACCTCCGGCTAAGGAAGTCTTTACAATAAGCAAGAATAATTACAGCTACTATGATGCTGCTCCCCTTTGTAAGGCGCTTGGTGCTGAGCTTGCTACCTACGAACAGGTAAAGAATGCCTGGCAGAATGGAGCTGATTGGTGTAATTATGGATGGGTAAAGGGTCAGATGGCAGTATATCCTACACAAAAAGGAACCTATGAAGAACTTCAACAGGGCCCTGAAGATCAGAAGGGAGCCTGTGGAAAGCCTGGCCTCAATGGTGGATACTTTGATAATCCTGAGCTTAAGTTTGGAGTAACATGTTCAGGAAAAAGACCATCACAAAGTCAACATGATGCGACTTCAGTGACCTCAGGATCCACACGCCCTCTTACAAGCTCTGGTCTAGAGTTTGAAAAAAAGGTTCAGCAATTTAAGGAAGATTCTGAGACAATGGGTATCTTACCATTTAACAAGGAGCGCTGGGGATCTTAATACTTAATAAATATAGATGAAAATCGCTTTATGTTTCCTTACATATGGCAATCTTTCTCAACCAGGACTTTGGAAAGAATTTATTGATAATACATTATATTCAGTATATATACATAATAAGTTTGAATTTACTGATACACAGTATGGATTTGATAAATATTGTTTAAAAAATAGAATTCAAACTAAATGGGGTAAGATTTCATTAGTAAAGGCTAGCTTATTATTGTTTGACAAAGCCTTTAATGATTTAGATAATAAATTTTTTATTTTACTCTCAGATAAATGTATTCCAATAAAATCATTTAGTTATATTTATAATGATATTTTTACTAAACAGTTAAGTCAGATCTCATGCTTTAATCAAAATATAGAGCGTAAATATAATAATATAGATCCTATGTATTTTAATGAGTATTATAAACAGAGTCAATGGTGTCTATTTAATAGGAATGATATTGAATTTTTATTAAAAAATGATATATCTGATACCGTTTTTGGTAATAATTCATTGTGTCCTGATGAACATTATTTTATAAATATATTTAAAAAATATAATAGAAGTTTTATAAATTCTTATATAACACATAGCAAATGGAAAGAAGGTTCGTGTTTAACGTATAAAACATTATCAATGAATGATATACCTAAAAATAGCTATTTTTTAAGAAAAATAGATTCATCTTGTATATTACCTCAAGAACTATATGATCTTATAAAATTTAGCAATTCTAATAAAGATCCCACTTCTTCTTTGACCATGTATCAGGCACCGAATTAAACTCTTCCTCATTCACATCCTCTTCCTCAGCAGTTAGAAGCTTCTGAGTAAAGGTTCCAGGCTTACCAGATGTTACATCAATCCAGATATAACAGAATTCCTTGATAAGATAGTCAAGGCGGGTTCCAACAATCTCCTCACGAAAGCACCAGTTATCCAGTAGGTCAGCAAAAGATCCACTGTCGAGAAAGAGATCAAAAGTCTCACGATCCTCCTCATAATTACGATGCTTAGGTTCGGGAGCATCCAGTGAATACTTTGGCCCTGCCTTTAGAGTTTGGTGAATGGAATAGCAAAGATAGACAAACTTCCTTGCGATTACATCTTCATTATCAATCCACTTATAACCAGCATCTGTAACCCACTTGTTTACACCATCATAGAAGAAAGTAAGCATAGCTGTCTCCATGCTAATCTCTGCTAGGCCATCATCCGCATTCGTCATAAGATTTAGCCACGTGGCGTAAAGCATCGTAACTCTCTAAAGTCTACTGGGTATGATTACTTTTGCTGTTCGGGCGCTTTCAATTTTTTTAGCCGCATTGATGTGGTGACAGCACGTTGTTGTTTAATATATTGTAAAAATTCATTTGCCATTTTTTCAGGATTTTGAATTTCTGGGCGACCCTTAAAAAAAGATAAGGTTGATTCCTGAAGTGTCTTAAATGTAAGAGATGCGGTCGCTTTTTCTTCTTGTAGTTGTAATTGTCCTCCGGAGATTTGTATTACAGCATTTGGTATTCTATGTTGAACTAATAATGACTGAATTTGTTCTTCAAATGAATCTCGTTGTTTCCGAGCATTCCCTGTTTGTTTCTGAAGATCACTAGCAAGATTATCATAATGAACCCAACCACGGACATTATGTGCGAGTGCCTCATTATTCATTTATACAGGAAGAGTATTTATACTAGATTCTATAAGCGCAGATGGTTTTAATAATTGTAATTTATATATAATTAAACCAATGCTAGTAAGTGACATAAGTAAAATAAGAGAAAAAAATACACATGTTAAAATGATATAGGGAAACATTCGATCAAGTATATAAGTAAAGATTGGATCAATACATTGAGATTGTATTCTTTCACGATTCTTTGGTTCTTTAAAATACTGAAATATACGATCTAATATATTGTTTACCATAGTCCCGGGCACAGCCATATCTACACAAGACCATTTAAACTTGAATTACTAGAGAAACGCAGAGAATGTCATTTGTTCCACCTGTATGGGATTCTGCGAATGGTCATTATATCATTAATTTAGTTAAAAAGGATCTTATTCTTCCTATTCATAAGGATGTAGGTGGAAATACTGTATTCAGTCATACAGATAAGGTTGAAAATCTTACACATGATTTAATCCATGCGCTAATCGAAGAGGGATCCGATGGAAAATGGTTTAGTAAACTTCCATCTCACGATCAACTAGTGAAACGTGTAAAGCACACATTTAAGAATTTAGCGAATACTTCAGATAATTCTGCTGAACTCACAACTCTTCTTTTAACTCCAAAACAAATTACCTTTCTTTGGAATCCAAAGATACATACGCATCCTCCACAAATATCTTTTGATGAATCTGAATCTTCCGAAGGAGATGATATTGAAATTCCAGAAAGTGATCTTCCACCCGTTCGACTTACAGATGATTCTGAAGAAAATCAGGAGGAATATTTATTAACTCGTCTCCGGGCTGCGAGGGCGCGTGTGGAAGCAGAACAGATTCGCATGGAATACTTTGAAGCAACGGGGAGAATGCCTCCGGATTCAGAATCTGAAGACGAATGATGCTATCTTTTTTATACAATGCTAACAGAAATCTGATGGCAGGTCTAAATACTCGCGATATCGTATTAGTTTTGTTCGCCCTTGCCGTCGTTGGATTTGCGATCTATCTTGTAGACCCTACCGTCGGTGGACTTCTTGGTCGTAAGGATGGATTTATGGATACACTATCACCTGCTGCCCTAGGAAACCAATCCCCCGACTTTGCGGGTGGAAATGGGCAGGTTAATCGTAATGCCGTATTAAATAATCCTAATGTCGCTTCAGACCTTTCATCAATGGAGGGCCCATCATCATTCGGTGATGCGGAGAAGCCTGAAGGTTGCTATCCACGTGATCAGCTTACACCAGGTGAGCTCCTACCCAAGGATCAGAACAGCGTCTGGTCACAGCAGAATCCTATGGGCACAGGATCACTCAAGGGTAAGAACTTCTTATCAGCGGGTGCTCTCATTGGTATCAATACAGTTGGCCAGAGCATGCGTAACGCGAACTACCAGCTTCGCTCAGAACCCCCAAATCCCCAGGTTGCGGTATCAGTGTTTAACCAGAGCACAATCGAGCCTGACACAAACAGACGCTCCTTGGAGATCGCGTAAGCCGTTTCACGGCTTGCTCGTTCAGACGCAAGTCTACGACTTGCTAGATCGCCTAACGCTTTTAACAAAAGCGTACCAAAAGTTCAGACGCAAGTCTACGACTTGCTAGATCGCCTAAGCGCAGCTACCCTAACGCTTTTAACAAAAGCGTACCAAAACAATACGCATTTAGAAAAAATTACACAAATTACATTAATGTAATTTACGTTATTTTCCTATCATCATTTTTTCCTAAAAAGTGCTTAGATGGATACAGTTGTATCTGGAGTTTGGGGTTTCTTTCATAATGCGACATCAAAATATCCTATCATTCAAGTTCGTAGCAAGGTGGATGGCCTGATGTATAATGTTCGTGATATGTCTGATAAACAAGAGGCCGCTGATCTTCTAGCACGTGTAAGACACAAGTTACAAAAACTCATAGATGTTCTCCGGCAAAGATATCCCGGTAAACCACAGGTCATTCAACTGAACGAAAAGTTTGAAGCTGATCCAAAACGTTTCTATGAGGCAACTCCTGATTCAGAACACATATCATATAGTGTGAATAAGGGTGACAGTATACATCTATGTTTAAGACAAAGAGAAGATAAGACAGAACCTCTCGTAGATGAAAACGTAATGGTCTTTGTTGCCTTACATGAAATGGGTCATGTGATTACATCACCCTTAGTCAAAAGTCACGGTCCTGAATTCTGGAATAACTTTGGCTGGCTTTTAAGAGAGGCTGAGGCTATAGAGATATATAAATATCAGGATTTCAAGGCACATCCTGTAAGCTACTGTGGTGAAAAGATAACAGATCAGCCAAAGTATGATCCGGCAAAGGACAGCCCTGATGTGGCGGGGAACCCTTTAAAGATAGGAAACATGAGCTAGGAATAGATGTCTCTAAGGGCACAGTTTAAATCTCTCCTTGAACCTGAATTAATGGAGAGATTTGTTGATCAAACCCTTAGTCTTAAAATACATAGATTTATTCCAGGTGGGGCTGGAGAAACTCTCGAATCTGTTGAGCTTGGACCTCTTCCTAGATGGTTTACCTTATATCAAGTGAAACTTGCTCTCTGGAACATGTTTCGGCTTGATAATGGTTCAAGGAATTCAAGTTATTCACCATCACTTGTTTTCCTAGGTGTAAAACAACCTGTTAAAAAGATATTAAGCACAAAGATATCTGTCGCAAGTGTCTTAGAAGCAACTGGAGATAAATATATGCCAGTCGAGCTTCTATGGAAAATAGATGATTATATTACACTTCTTTCACCTGAAGCACGTATGACAGGCCCACCTGATGAACGGTTTGTAGATTCTGCTGGTGGACAGAAGTCAGTTGGAAAAACAAATCGTATAAAGATGACTCTAAATGATATATTTGAACTTGATAAAGGAAAGAGTATTCCAGAAATTCATGTATTTTTATATACAGACTTAATTGATCGTATACTTGGTCCAAGGCCTCTTGGAGATCGTGATGTCTATGGACGAATTATTCCTTATTTTCCCTATCTAGATCCATCAAATTTACCTGATGTAACAGGCCAAGCAGCTATTACACCGATTATAGTAACACAGGCAGATCAACTAGATAGTGCCTTAAAACAGATTCTATATTTAGAAAATCTACTTACTGATCTTGAAGGAGACTTGAAACTACCAAAGTTAGACGGTGTAAAATTTATACGTTGGGCGTGGAATGTTTCTCCTCAAGAATGGGAAGGTCCTGCTATTCTATTTTTTGGAACAAAGGTAAGCCATGAACGTCCTTATATGAGATTCTTTCCAGGATCTGGTCAGCCACTTACGAAGGTGTTTGTAAAGGGTCTTTTACCGATTCCAGATCTGGCGGATCCAAATCTATTAATGAGCTGGAAACAAGATAAGAATCCAGATGTTGGAAAGGATTGTTTGTATATGAAAATGTCTATGAATGAATCTGGAGATCTACCTCTATATGCCACTCTTCGTGTATGGAATGATGGAACATCTGATTTACTCATTCAACCACCCAAACAGAAGCGCTTACTTGATCCTTATAGTGATCTTGAACATGCTCCTGAGGCTCTTGATGCTGCGATCGTTGATCTACCTTATTCAATTCAAGAACCGTCTCTTGCTCAAGCAGATCTTGTTTTAAAGATACGTCTTGACCGTGAAGATGCTCCTATTACAAAGAGTATTTTACATAAACGCCTTCAGGCGTTTTCATCTATATTTCAAGAGATCCCTCCTTTACCTGATGAGCAGCCTCTAGCAATGTTACGTTATAAGGGTGTGAGTAATTTTTCAAGTGAGGATCGTATCTTTGCCTTTTTAACACAAATTGCGAGTCATGAACTTATTTCAGGAGAGACTAAGGAAGAAACGTGGGCTCCTAGAGTTTCTGAAGAATTCCAAATACCACTTGATCAGGCTCGCAAACAAGTAGTCAGTTGGTTAGCACAGAGAAATGAATATGTCTTAGCTGTTCCTGAAACAAAAGATTTTATTTTGAATAAGAATCCTGGAGTTGATATCGCAATTTATGCTCAACATCCAATTTATAATTTTCATATTTATAGAGCAGAAAGTTTTCAGGTTTATCAGACAATTACGAATTTACTAGGACTTCTAATTACAGCTCCTGAAGATCGATTTACTAAGGCTCCTACAGTTTTGCCAAAGGCCGCTACTGCTTTGCCAAAGGCTGCTACTGCTTTGCCAAAGGCCGCTACTGCTTTGCCTACAGCTAAGGCAGCTACTGCTTTGCCAAAGGCTGCTACTGCTTTACCTACAGCTAAGGCCCCTTTACCATTTGCTTCTAGTGTTTCATTAAGTGAAAGCGAAGACGAATATAATAGCGATGATGGTGAAATTCCACAGATGATGAGATCATATATAAAAGAATTTGGTCCTAAAAAAGAAAATAAAGGTCCAGGGGGTGAAGCATTATTTATTAAAGAACCTGTTGTAGATAATGAATACGCAGGAACACCACCTCCACCATTAGAAAGAAATGTAGAAACACCAGATGAAGCTTCTAAACAAGCAGCCATGGAAGCTACTGCTGCTGCTCCTGCTGCTCCTGCTCCTGCTGCTTCTTTAGAAGCTCCTGCTCCTGCTCCTGCTCCTGCTCCTGCTGCTTCTTTAGAAGCTCCTGCTCCTGCTCCTGCTCCTGCTGCTGTTAAAAAGGTGTTAACAACTAGAAAAAAGAAAACTGCTGCTGCTACTCCAGCTCCTGCTGCTCCTACTGCTCCTGCTGCTGCTACTGCTCTACCTGCTGCTCCTGCTGCTCCTCCTGTTAAAAAGGTATTAAGTAGAAAAAAGAAAACTGCTGCTACTGCTCTAGCTGCTACTGCTGCTACTGCTGCTCCTCCTGCTGCTGCTACTGCTGCTCCTCCTGCTGCTGCTACTGCTGCTCCTGCTCCTCTAGAAGCTCCTGCTGCTCTAGAAGCTCCTGCGCCTTCTGCGCCTCTAGAAGCTCCTGCTGCTGCTACTGCTGCTCCTGCTCCTCTAGAAGCTCCTGCTGCTCTAGAAGCTCCTGCGCCTTCTGCGCCTCTAGAAGCTCCTGCGCCTTCTGCGCCTCTAGAAGCTCCTGCGCCTTCTGCGCCTCTAGAAGCTCCTGCGCCTCTAGAAGCTTCTGAGGAAGAAGATCTTCCCTTTGAATTTTCAAATAATGAAAATGTTCCTGAATTTTTAAGAAAAAAGGGTGGTGCTAAAAAGGCACTCGTTGTTCCACCTGGTATGACTGAAGAAGATGTGAGAGCAGCAGAAGCTTTTAAGAAGCCAACTGATGTAAAAGCGATCAAGGTTAAGAAATATTATATTGATAAACTCAAACTAGCAGATGCGGATATATTCAATTACCCTACTGCTGGCACAGGTGAGCGTGGATATGTAAGTCACTGTGCTGCGAATGAAACACGTCAACCAATTGTTCTAGATAAAGATGAATTCTTGGAAATGAAAACAATCTATGAAGACGATGATGATCTAGAATTTGTAGTATATCCTGATGACGTATCTCCAGCTAAGTTTCCAAAGAGGCAACCAAAATCAGATGAAAATATGAGTGGATCTATGGATGGAAAAGAGTTTCCAAGTGAGGAAAATAAGGAAACAATAACACTTGTAAAATACGGATCAAAGCCTAAGCGTGTAAATTATTATTTCTGCCCGCGTCTTTTCTGTATTCGCGACAGACTTATGGTTCGTTATAAGGATTTTAAGAACACCGTCGATAGAAAGGGTCAGGCTAAACCTGCGAATTCATGTCCATTCTGTAAGGGTATCTTAGTAGATCCAGATTCATTTGACAAGGATTCTGATCGTGATCCAAACATGACTGTATTACAACGTAAGACTCGACCTGGATCTGATACAGAAAGACAGATCTATATTGGATTTTTAGAAAAGAAAAAGAATCCAAGTGGTATGTCCTTACCATGCTGTTTCGCAGATCCAAATGAAAGATTTACAAGTGGTAATAATGAAGAATTTGAACGCCTGGGATTACGTGCTATTGGACCTGCTCCTGGTGCTAAGAAAACAGCTAAAGCTCCTGCCCCTGCTCCTGCCCCTGCTCCTGCTCCTGCTCCTGCTCCTGCTCCTGCTAAAGCTGTTACATTTGCTGGGCCTGCTGAAGCTGGGCCTGCTGAAGCTGCTCCTGCCACTGCTCCTGCTGAAGCTGCTCCTGCTCCAAAAACTGGAAAACGTCTCAGCACGAAGACGAAGAAATCTGTAAAGACAGAAGAACCTCCAGAGGAAGTTATAGAGCCAGTAAAGGTGATTGATAGTTCCTATGAACCAGATTTCTTCCGTGTAATAGAAGGAGTTAGTGTAAAAACGATCGTTGATGCGAATCGTATTCCTCTTGATATAGTTGTTCCAAAGGCAGGTGTTGCTACTGATCCTAAATCAGGCCCACAAATTGGTCTACTTCCTGAAGCTCTCGACCAATATTTTGAACAAGATTCTACATCAGATAAGTTCGCAGCTCGTGATATTGTCAGAAAACTCAAGCCTACTGCGAAGGGTTTCCTACGTCTAGGTGTAGACAATACTGATCTAAATCGATCTCTTCTTTCGGCACTCGTTCCCTTTTTCTTAGATAAGGGTAACGCAACACGACTTGTCGAGGATGTCATTAATACACAAATTACACCAAGACGTTTCTTACAAATGAATAGTGGAAATCTTGTCACTGAATTCTTTACTAAATGTCAAACTAAAACGCAAAATGATATGAGACGCTGGGCTTCTAAGGAACTCGGCATAGATAGGCTCTCAAGTAGTAATATTCCTGCGATTGAACGACTCATGAATTCGTATGAATGCTTCAAGGATTATTTGAATGATCCCACACAAAAGAAGGATATGCGTATTCTATATCAGGCAATGGCTGAGCCAAATTTCATTCGTAGAGGTCTTCTTTTTATTATTCTAGAAGTTTCCATTGAAGAAACTACAATGAAAAAAGGAGATAAATCAGAATTTAAACGCGATATTAAGTTCGAAAATGTCCGCTACCCCTTATATCCGTTAACAGAAGAGCAAAAACAGTCAAGTATAGCCTTCTTAGTTCACTACAATAAGGTTGTAAGAGATAAATATAAGCCAGAAAAGAAGATCTTTAAACATTACGGATGGGAACCACTCATCTATGTGGATGGAATTATGACAGCCGCTGGAAGTCGTCACAGACCTAAGAAATATTTTCAGAAATCTGATGAGCCAGATTGGCCACCTATTGTAAAGAAGCGTGTGAAGGAATTCTTTGAGAATTGTTCAAATAAACGCGGTCCATTTACAAGTCAGTTTGGATTTGATCCATATTCTCTGATTGGAGCGTCTGATCTGATCAAGGGAATTCAGACAATTCAACCTAATGGAATCATAAGAGATTCCTACAATCACATGGTTGGCGTCGGCTATAAGGTTGGTGATTCGTCTGAGATCGTATCTGTACCAGTTTCTGATGATGGATCCATGCATTTTAATCGTAATATCTTTTTTGACTGGGACGACTTCAAGCCAGCAAGGGCAGATGTCATTGTAGAATTCTATAGAACAATTATTCTTCAAACATTCAAGCCCTTTGCGAATGCTTATAGTCCAATGCGTCTCAGAACATCTGGAGGAGAAGTCATTGGTGTTGAATTACAAAATAGATTCGTTATTCCCGCCTCAAATCCTACAAGAGATATTGAGAAACTTGAAAAATCCTTAGATCTTGATATGTTTGAGTGGGACAACAATAAGACAATTGCCTATGATTCTAAGTTCAGAAAGGAAGCCTTTGACCACGCAGGACAAAAAGACCCTGAATCCTATATTGAGCTTCAGGCTTCCAGTGTTCAAGATGAATTAGAAGATGTCTATCAGCATTTACGTCTGAGTTTTTCATCATGGCTCGCTAGACCTGCGGCTGGAAAGGAAAAACGCGAGAAGCTTGAATTAATTTTAAAGAATAATGCGATGCCACTTTTTGAAAAGAGAAAGCGTCTAGATATCTTACTTGAAACAGAGATCACTGGATGGCTCGAGCCAAAAGAAAAAGATGAAGATACCGAATTAGGATTCTTACGTGTAGATTGCTTAGTTCAAGGTCAAGAAACTTGTTCTGGAAGATGTAAATGGATTTCTAAGACAGAAGATGACTCTGGAAAGTGCTATATTCATACACCTGGGACTATAACACCCAATGGAATTCCATTACCTGTTCCGAGACTTCTTTATTTACGTCTAGTCGATGAACTTATTCGTTATGCCTACAGAAGAGAGGAAATCTTTTCAAGAAGAATTCCTCGTCTGACAATTCGTCAAGATGCTCAACGCATTGGAGATCAGTATATTATTCCTGAGGGATCTCCAGATTGGAATACGTGGTGGGAGATTCTCAGATCAGAATGGATTAGTCCAGATATCCAGATTCCAAAGAGTTTCGATGAACAATTTGAACCTGTTCCAGAGATCTAATAATGTTTTCTATTAATTCACCATTATCTCTCATAGTTTTAATATTAAAAACATTTTTTCTTATTATCTTTACATTTTGAAAATTAGATAGATTTTCAACATGTGAAATATGATGTAATTCATCCTTAGCTGCAGGACAGCCGTATACATAATAATCTGTAGAACTATTTATTATTTCTTTTAAATTTCTATATTTAAATTCAGTATCACTTCTTGTTAAAATTGTTTGGGGTATAAAAGCAATTACAATAGATATTTTTAAAAGACTTCCAAATAAAATAGAAGCATACCCACCTGCTGATGTTCCTATAAATATCACCCTTTTATATGGTTTTATTATTTCTTGTAAATATAATACTGTTTCATGAATATTTGTAGTTATACCTTTTATACCCTTATGATACCATGATTGATCTTTATCAATATAAAATTTCATATTATAATTTGGAAACCATTGTTTAAAACTCCTAACAAATTCAAATGGAGGAATACCTCCAAAACTTAAAGCACATCCTCCAAACGCTATAATTAACGTATCTGTATTTGTTCCAGGAATTTCAAGAAGAGATTCAGGCATTCTACTATCTAAATACAAAATACAAATAATACTAGATGAACATTGAAGTGTTTCAAAATTATGATGATTCTACTACAGATGGAGAGGTACAATTTGATCAGGCCTTTGAACATTTGTTAGATCAAAGATCTAAGCCAATGGCTGATTATGGAATTTTAGAAGCGCTAACTGGAGATGAAAAACTCGCAACTATGAATCTTCAGACGGCACATTTATTCAAAACACTCAGTGAGAAATTTAAGACAAACACATTTCACCTTGAGAAACACCGTAATACCATCCTGGAATTCAAGGAGCATATTGATAAAATAGAAGGATCCTCAAATCGCATAAAGGCAATGAGTCTATCCCATGGATTAATAGAAGATCTTGAGACTTGCTATGATGGATTTAAGAAAACTGCTATAAAGGCCTATGATATTACAGCCAAGGAATTATATAAGAAGATTGTAGGTCTTGAAGTAGAAAATGATGTCTTATCCAAACAACTCAATTCTATTCGAACTCTTATTTTAACGGGTGTCAATGAGCTCTTAAAACCAGAGGATCAACAAAAGAAAATGTGTCCCGTTTGTTTTGATAGTGAGGTCTGTATGGCACTAGTTCCCTGTGGTCACACATATTGTAGACCTTGTGCGGAAATGGATAGAACCCGTTCAGCCAAGTGCCCCCAGTGTCGTTCTGTGATTAATACTCGAGTCAAGATTTTCTTTTCAATCTAGCATACAAGGTTCCTGTTCAAAGATGAACTCAACTGGATTCTTTGATCCTAGCTTAATTGACAGCTTACGAGCCTCTAACATATCCTCAATCTCATCATCTAAGATGTTAAGCTTGAAGATCTGATAATTTGAATTATTTGGATGAAAGATCACAATGGCAAGCTCGGTAACCTTGAGACCATAGTGTTTCTGTAGAAACCATCGATACACATTTAACTGTAAGGTATAATGCCAATAATTAGAATTTGGTAAATGCGACATCGGCCCAAGACCACTATCCCATTTATTTTCCATCTTAATCTCCTTCGATCTCTTCCAGTCGTAAACTGCGAAGTCGCCATCCTTCCGCTTGAAGATCATATCAATACTGCCAGTAAGCTTGTGCTCCTCATCCCAGACCTCCCACTCAGTTCTATAAGGCTCAAGACTATCCTTTATATCTCGGTAGAAATTCATATAGTAGCGCCATTCAGGAGTTTCCATGACCTCTGGAGGAATCCGATCTGTGGCGCCATTCAGATGTTGCTCGATCGCCAAGTGCATGGCAGTTCCTTTTCCTGAAGCCTCTCTTCCAGACTCTGACCAGATAGCCTTAATTTCTTCATCTGTTTTTGTATTGAGAGGATTTGTAGCCCACTTTGCCGATTTACGCATTCCCTTTAGGGCGGCATCTGGATCAAAGTGTGGAAAGAATGCGTGAACGAAGCCAGTTGTAGATACAATTCCCTTTGAGGATCCCTTTACATAATAAGTGTGTGTGCTTTCAACAAAGCGCACTTCCTTATCTCTTGGATGGGCATTCTTGAACCCAAGGCTTTGCCAGGATTCTGGCATATGACTGCGTCATGGCTTAGGTTATATGTCAATTTTACATATAAAGATAGTCTATTATTTATAGTATATGGATTTCTTAGCAGAATATGACGAAATGTCTACAATTTCACCAAAATCAGCCGTAAGTTACAAGTTTCTCAGTCTATTTAAGGTAGTTCTAAAAGATGGAGAAAAGGGACTCTATTGGTCAACTGATCAAGTAGATACAAAACTTTCCGATGAAGCGCTGGTAGCAATAAAGGATTATCTTAAGGCAAAAAAGGCAGATCTTAGAAAGGGGCTAGAAAATGACTATGCAAAGGTTCTATGGTTCTTTTATCAGAAGCTACTTGAGCTCGGCGCGTTTGATATCACAATTCGCGCTGAGATACGATCTTATTTAGATCTATGTCAATATATATTACTTTAATCATATAAAGATAATTTAAAAAATATATATAATGTTAATTGAAATGTGTTGTAAGTGTGGATTTATTCACAAGGATGATCGTTTAAAAATAGGTGATAAACCATATCGTTGTTATAAACCCCATTATCACTGGATTCCTAGTTCTGGTGAATTAAATAAGAATGGAGTTACATTACACGCAACAATTTGTGTAGGATGTTGTGGAGAATTTAACTGGATGGAATTCTTTGAACAAAAAGATCTAACACCTGAAAAATATCGCGTGTCAGGTTCATTAAACGCACCATTACCTGAGAAATATTTATCCTTGGTATCTGAACTTTATCTAGAACAATGTAAATATTTCCAGTTTTATTAAATTACTTTAATCTCTCACATAAGGGTCCATGACCTACATGATTCTTACATGTCCAACAACAATGCGCCCCACCATTATTTGTTTTATCTGTATGAATTAAATATATGCAATCTTTAGTAGAACATTTTATATAGAAATAAATATCTCCATTAATATCGATTGCCGAGTATTCTTTTAATTCAATTCTTTCTGGGCAGTTTATAGTATTAGAATAATTCTTCCATATGTCTTCACGTTCATTAAAGGATGATAATTTAGATATTTTTCTATTATTTAAATCTACTAATGGATTTACACATTGAATTTTATGTATGATCGCATAGGAACTAGTCTTATCTATACCATTTGCCCATATATATAAAAAATCAATACCCCAGCCAATTAATATTGGATCATATACTTTCATAAGATTTTCTAAGGCATTTTTACTAAATAATGGCACGTTTACTTCAACAAAATTAGTGTAAGATAATATAGTATTTAATTTATGTAAAGTTATTCTATGTGATATCTTTGATTCACTTTTAAAAGAAGGTCCACATATTTCTAAATTATATTCTCTAGAAATATTAAACATCTTATTTATATCTTCACATGATATTTCAATATCATCATCTAGAATAAAAAAACGATCATACTCTTTTATAATTTCTGGATATGTATTCCAAAACTTATAGAAATTCTGAAATTTAGATCCTTTTGATTTATTGATATACTTTACCTTTGATTCATATAATCTGTAAATATCTTCATTATCACCGTAATAATAAACATAAATATCATATGTTTGTTCTTTATCACAGCACCAAAATTTGATAAAATTAGCAATATCTCCAGCAGATGTAAAAATCATATTTTTAGGAGTCATTCTATTATTTAGCTATAATTTCATACTGATTAATTAATTCACTGGAAGGAGGACTAGAGTTCTTCTTTCTTAAAATAACTAATGAATTATTTCTAGTTTTTTCTATTATAGTATAATAATCTAAGACTATATTATATTCTTTACGATCTAAGAAATCATCAAAGGCAATGATACAATCATCTTTAATTTGTTTAAATAATTTAAGACAGCACGCTACACGAAACCTGCCGTCTATTAAAATAAAATCAGTATCTGACTGAACCTTTACATCACTATATTTTTTCATATCATCTGGTTTACAATCGTTTCCAGGATACCCCCATGAATTAGGAATTGCCTTTATATCTATATAATTATATTTTATAGATTCTTTTAAGATTATTAATTTAAGCTTTTCAATCCATTCTAAATCAGATTCAACTGTATAAATACTCTTAATATTAGATCTAATTGATGCCTGATATGTAGAGCCACCTGAACCAAATTCCATATAATGTGTAGCCTTATTAAGATACTTATAAAAAAGTATTTTATCAAGAGGTTTAATTGCAGGTTCCATTGTATATACATATACCATGTATTAGAATTCAGCAACCTTCATCATCACCTTACCAAGCTTGTTCTCACCCTCGAGATAACCCTCCTTAGTTCTCTTACCACCGTATTCGCTGGAAGCTGATCCAGTGAAGAAGAGTAAATATTTACCCTGCTGCTTAGCAGCTTCTACAATAGTATGGAAGCGAGCATCCTTGTCCCAACGTTGTTTTACAGCGTTTTCCAAGAGATCATCCTTCACCGCAGTCCATTTTGCCTCATCAAACTTGGCCTTCCACTTCTTCATAGCAGCCTGACGTGTCTCCTGATGAACCTCCTTCATCTCCTCCACTAAGAGTGCTGCCTCACGTGCCTCTGTCAAAGGTTTGGCTCCAGCGCCTACACCCACCTCAGCCTGTTTCTGTCTGAGGAACTTCTGATGAATGGTTCCCTCAGGGCCAAAGAGACTCTGAGCAAGTCCGGGCTTGTCCGTGGCAACCTTGTAGCGCATGGCAGCTAGGAAATGTTCCATGGATGGATAAGACTCTCCAGCTGATCTTGGATCAGGATCCTGGATTGGGAAGGGTGATCCAGGTGCCAGCCAGCGTTGAGCGAACTTGTCGCCGATACGGAGTTTATCAATCGGAGCAGCCTCTAGTTCAAACTGTAGAACTTGGGCAGCATCATAGGCCTTCTTGCCGCTATTAGCAACAGTGCTATTAGCACCAGTGCTATTAGCACCAGTGCTATTAGCTGCTAGAGCGGTAGCATTAGCTTCAGCTTCCTCTCCAAGAGTAGCAGCCGCCTCAGCAGCCCGCGCCGATGCCTGAACCTCACTTGCTACAAGCTCAGGAGCATCTCCACTGATCGCACCTACTGGAACAGCCGTCTTCGCAGGTAAGGGCGCAACAGCTTCAAGTGTAGCCTCACTCTTTCTTCTAAAGACAAACCAGCGATTCAAGAAAGAGAACTGCTCAACAGCAGGAGTCATCGGGAACTTGCGACCTGCGGCAGCAGCAGCCTTGTGACTGTCTCCAAACATCTCCGTGCTCTTCTTAAGACCAAGAGCCGCAAGTTCCTCATCATTACAGAGTTCACATCCAATGCTTCCCATCTTCTGCTCAAGAAGTCTGAAGGGCACAAGATACTCTCTGTGAGGAAGACCAATGCTAATGAACTCTACATCAACAGGCATTCCAAAGGCCTCATCATCACCTGGAATCTCATCGGCCTCGTATTTCTTAGTGATCTTCCAAAGAGTTGTTCCACCCTCCTCACCCACTCGAGAATCACGGCCACGTAAGAATTCAAAGGTCTTCTCACCATCAAAGCAACACCCAATGAAATATCCTCCAATCTTCAGATTCTCTGAGATATTCTGTAAGAAACCAGCAAACTTCTCGGCTGACTCAAAGAAGTAATGAGTTGCGAACATACAACTGATTACATCTGCCCCCATCTTGAAACGATTTGACATCTCATCACGAACATAAGGGGGGACAACTCCCTCTGGCTTAGACGCCCCTAGGACTGCCTGAAGAATGACCTTATCATCTACAGTTGATCCAGCATCTCCTGTGCGCATATTCTTTGAGGCATCTCCCACAGCAAAGACCATAGGAAGAACCTTCTCACGACCATTTCTCAACATGGTTGACCAGAGACGCTGGTATGCTCCATGGTTAGGATTATTAATGCTATCTCCAGCAATATCAATACCCAGGACTGCTCCAGCATTCACACGTCTCCACTTCTGAATATCCTGAGCTAGACCCATTCCTAGATCTATTAGACCAAGACCTGGCTTCTTCATCACAGCATTATACAAGATTGTCTCCTTGATATATTTGTTGTGGAAATCGCGGAGCGGACCCACACGATTCATATCCTTTTCGGAAGCAGTACGATCAGCATACTTCTGTGTGATGGCAGCACGCTCCCTCTCAATTGCTGATACAGAAGTGACCTCCGTCATGTTTGGCTGCTCAGCCCCAGAGCGAACCATGGATAGAGTGACTGGTTCATGGATGGAATTCCAGATACTCTGGGCTGTCTGATTTGAATTGAGTGTGCGACCTAGCTCTCCCTTCATCAAGCGCTCAGTCTTATCCTTTCTCACTAGCTTAGGAACCCATCTCCAGCCTGCTGGCCTGGAAGCATCATAGGATATTTCCACAATGCTCTTATCGGTGATTGGCTCATTTGAGTGTTCACAATAAGCATACTCATCTCCAGTCTCTGGATCAGTCTTGACTTCCACATAACAAACATTTGCCTTATCATCTGGGAAATCCTCCGGCTGAAAGAGCACAGGGCGATAAACATTTGCTCCCCTCTCAGGAATCACTTTCAGAGGTTGAACCTGGAGAACAATCTCCCGAGGATTGAGTTTCACATTCTTAGGATCTCCTCTTGAACCAACATGGAGTCTCAGGACTTTGTACCGAATCTCTTTTCCAGAAGTTGGATGAAATCCATTATGAATGAAATCCGAGGTGGTATCTGGAATTTTTTCAGTAACAACCAGGAAATCAATTGTATTATCGTGTGGAGGTTTCCATTTCATTTGCTCAGAGAAATCGCCCTGAGGTTGATCCGGAAGAGGAGATGAATTCTTTGTGAAAATCAATCCATCAGTTTCGTAAATTCGAGGAGTATCCAGAATCTTGGCTGCCTGAGTAAAGATTTCTCCAGCTTTCGCAAATAAGAACTTCTTTGTGCTAACTAACAATTTGGTCTTTGGAGTTAAGGGAACAAGCTCCTTTGGCCCTGGAGCCATATTCCAAAGTTTCTCCCATTGTCTCATTTCATTGTATCTCTGGGGCGCCGTAGGCGCCGCCTGATCATAGAAGGGGAGATCATGGACATCTCGACCTCCAGGAGCAAAGTAAATATCGAAAATCAAGAATTGATGAATTGCCTCATTTGCCATATTCCTGGTAATCCACTCTCCATCAACCAAGGAATTTGAACATCCCTGAACCTCTAGGCCTGTCTCATAAACATTTGGCCCACTATCAATCAAGAAGAGGTGACCCGTTTCATTCACATAACCCATGGTTCTGAGGCCATCAGCTTTATCAGTGACATTATAGTTTTCTCTAATATTTGGAGTTCCTGGCTCAACCTGGCTTACCATGTTTGCTAGCTCAAGGGTTCTCGTTGAAACACCACGAAATCGATCCGTATTTGTTAAACTCTTATATCCGGCAAAGACCTGACGCTTGAGAGATTCCCGAATTAGAAGAGGACACTTTTGAATTCCTCGAAGAATCTCTCCAATTCCTTTTACAAATCTTTGAATTCCAGAATCAACTGAATCTCCCTCCATCCTCTCAAGTTCAACCTCCACCTCGTAAATTGGAACTTCCTTGGAAATATCATTTTGAGTAAATTTGGTTTGCCACCGGAATTCTCCTCGAACATTCTTCTTTGTTTGCCGGATCATTGATAAATCAAAACGAATTCCCTCTCCCCGGAAAGTCCAGCGCCGGAGAAGTCGGAAGGCCTTTTGTTGAACCTTCCATTGATCAAGAAGTTCAATAATATCAGGATCCTTATCTCCTAGCTCTCTTTCACGACGTGCCTTGATTCTAACTCCATATTCCTCTAGGTCAAGAGTGGCATTTTGGGCTGTACGATCCTTAATCATAGCGGAAAACGTTCTGCCTGAAAGGCGATCATCACGACAATATTGTTGTATGACTCCTAGACCACTGAGGGTAATACGCACATGCTTGGGTGTGATGATATTTAACTTGTCTTCCTGGGTTACTGAAGTGTAACCTCTATTCTTGAGTCTCTTAGCGATCGCAGCAAATGTGGATGAATTTACCTGTCCAGCTTGAGCATCATTGCCAGAAAAGGTGGCCTCTAGCTCCTGCTCAGGATGATCAATCCATTCCTGGGTAAGACGCTTGAGCTGATCAAATTCAGCCTTACGTATGTCCATAGTGTGGCTTATCTGCTTTGTGTGATGGTTTCAACTTTAGGCGCAAGTTTACATAGAATTAAAATATGATAATAGTAGTAAATGAAAAAATTATACATCATGTATACATCTATAGTTCTTGTTTTTATGGTAATTTTATATTTCTTATATACATGGTTCCATGGTAAGGCAAACATTGCCTCCATTCACGCAATGAACTTAGATAAGGATAAGAAACGCTGGAATACTTTGATGAATTATGCCACGAACGCAAAATTGTCAATTGAACGATGGCCAGCAACTTATGGAAAAGATATACCTTACGAACAATTTAGAGAACTTGGTGTAGGTCATGCTATGATTAAACCAAATCGAAACGATAAAAAAAAGGAACATCTTGTAAATCTTGGAGTAGTTGGTTGTTTTCTTTCAACACGAAATCTATTAAGGCATTTATCAAATCAGTCTTTTTCAGGATCAGCAGGCCATCTTATCTTAGATGATGATGCCATAATTCCAGTAGATTTCTTAAGTCAATGGGAATCTATAAGAACACGAGTGCCAAGTGATTGGGATATTATTTATCTTGGAATATGGAATATTACTGGAAAAGACGTAGCTCCAGGAATAAAGAAACTCCGTAGTGCGAAAAGATCTGACAGAGCTCCAAATGTAGGAACATTTGCGTATATAGTTAGACACGGTGCGATTCAGACAAAAATCCTACCATGGCTACGTTATATGATTGATGCGATTGATGAACAATATGTTTTGAAGTTTGATGAATGGAATGTATATGGTCTTAAAACAAATATCATTAGTGCCAATACTAAAGAGTCATCTATTGATGAAATTAATACCTAGATAAATGGAGGTCCATGAAACCAGGTAACAAGTGAATTTCTCGTGCCAGATGTAACCTTTGTTACACGATGCATTAAATAGGATGGAAAGAATATAACAGTTCCCTTTGTTTTAGGAGCCTTGACTATATTTCGATGTAACATAAATTCTAAATCACCTCCTTCATATTCATCAGACAACTGAATCGTCATACTTAGTTTTCTAGTGCTTGCTTCATTTGAACCAACATCCATATGCCAATCATACATACCATGGTTATCATCGGTTAAACTTGGTCTATATTCAGTAAATTGTAGAGATTCTTTAATTGATGTTATATGAAAATTCCACATATTATTATTTGCTGTAATAAGAAGATCTTTACATTTTTCATAGAGCCATTTGGTATCATCATTATAAGGTAACCATGTAATTTCACTATTTCTATATGATTTATTTACAGATCCACTTACATTTCCATCAATAATAGGATATTTCTTAGATAATTCTTTTACTAGTTGTATTTCAGTATAATTAAGAACATGGTTAAAATAATAATAATTTACTAAACTATCATTTTTCTTTAGAATATTTGAAATGTCCATTATTTATATAGATAACAATTTTCTTAAAGCCTTGGCCCTTCCTAACTTTTGACGAAGATCATCTTTTGAAAGACCTTTCGCAGAATGATTTAGAGCCTCATATTCTGAAGCCATTGTTTTTATTGTTGCGGTGCTTGGTTCCAGAGGCCATTCAACCTTAAATCCTGTATCCTCTTGAGCCTGGATCCATGAAACTAGATTACCAGAAGACCAATCACTGGCATCCCAGAGCTTATCCCACGTTGGCTCTCTAAGAATCCAGATCTGTTTATATCCTCCATCTCTAGGAAATACCTTATCATCCAAAAATGATATAGTCTTATCCTTATCATTAAAGAGAATCCATAGGAGTGCGTTATCTTGGGTGTAACGTTCCATAGCAATCATGGTCGCCTTGGCCTGCTGAAGTTCAGGCTTCTGCGTTCCAAAGCCTTCAAGGGCCTTCTTCTTACTTAGGACACGTGGAAACTCGAGTGTTGAACAACGTGTCTGCCACTCTGTCGTAGCATCAAGCATGATACGCTGTCTTAGAGGATCGGGTGAAACACGAAAAAGAGGATCTTTTAGCCATAACCATGCTGCTAGGGGATGTCTAGGAGAAATCGAGTGTGTTGTAAGATTCCACTTAGGAACTTGATCTTGAACATCTCCTGCTCCGCCTGTTTTAGTTAGTCGTCTTCCCACCTGAAATGTTCCATCCGAATGTGTTTCACAAATTTGGATGAGAGATTTAGGTAAAGCGTGAGAGATGTCAGTCATATTATACGTAGTACGTTCTAAGGCTTTAGCCTAGAAGGCTTTAGCCTAGTAAGGCTTTTTAGACTGGCTGTATATATCCAGAATATAGAATAATACTAGCAATATTTGCCAGAAGATGAAGAGTTATATGAGCATATGTAGATTTCCAGTAATCCTTTTTATTATAGTAATATATCCCAACAGGATATGCTAAAATTCCAAGAGTAAAGATACTGTAGTGTAAAATAGCATATTGCGCATTATATGCCATGTAATATTGATATATAATTGCTGATTTTACTACTACCATATCCAGATAACGCCTATAAGAATAATCTGGCTTTTTCCAATAATGTATAGATGTTAAGAATATACTGCCAGGACACAAGGCAAGATTATAATGGGTATTATATGTAGCATATAATGTCGAAAATAATGATATATATGAAATTCGGTAGATGAGAATATATTGTTCTTCCTCTAAAATCGTCTCCATTATATAGTAATATTTTTCGACCTTTATACTATTACTGATTTGCCATACCACCAATGATCTTGCTACGCTCCTCTAGATCTTTCGCATTTGTCTTACAGAATTCTATGAATTTCCACATAGCTTGGAAGATTGGGGCCGGAAGAGAAGCAACATCAAAAAATATTCCATTTGAATTCTCACTAAAGATACCTCCTTCACGCCGAAGTATTCTGTAAATTTCTTCTAATTCGGACCTTGATAGAGTATGAATCTCCTTACAGAATTCTTTACGCTGTTCATAATCATCATCCATTCTACTCATCTTCTTCGTCTTCTTCCTTGGCTTCCTCCGCACCAGATTCATCTTCATCCTTTTCTAGCTCTGGTGGAGGTTCATCCGCCTCTGGCGTATTAATAACTGGAAGAGTTCGTGTAGGACCTCCAGAATTTCCACGATAGATACCAACACTCACAATAAACTGATCTCTGAGTTGAAATCTCGATTTCTGAATCTCCACCTTAATCCGATCTCCTACCTTCAGATTATCAAATTCCTCATCTCCAAGATGAAGATCGCGGGGGACCATAAGACGAATCGCATTCTCATAAATAGCATAAATTCCCATCTTATTTGATTTAAGAACCTCCACTTCAACCATTGTTCCCTCAGGAGGATTTAGAACCTTGCCCTTTGCCTTCACTAGAAAGGCCCAATCACCGGAGAAACGTCCAGAATCTACCATTCCAATGGATCTTGTTAGAATTTCAAGTGTGCCTGGAAGAACATATCCATGTGGAGAACAACGTTGCTCGAGACGCTCCTTAAGCTTTAGAACTAAGATATCATCAACTGATTCAATATCATTGCGTAGATCCTTGGGAGTGAGGTATACTTTTTCTTGAAAGAATGCTTCAGTCTCCATTATACTGCTCTAATGTAGGTTCAGATAGTCAATTTTAAGCGTAGCTAGTATTATATTCAACTACATTTATATTCATTATATTCCTTGAATAATCTATACCATTTACATGAATAAAATTTCTGAAATATGGTAATCGTTTCTCTTTCTCCCATGATGCTACATGCCTTAATAATTGATCATCTTCTTCCCGAAACATCCACTGATCCACAATGGCTATATCATAATTTCTAAATATTTGCCATAAGGCATCTTGTTCCCATGCGTGATATATATTTCTAGTAGGAATACAAACATTATACCAATCTTTTATAAATTTTTTTGTATAAGATGATACTTTACATATGTAAAATCCGGAGCATGGTACTGTATCACCCCATGGTTTATTATTTAAGAATATAATTGGCTTATTATATAAATTTATAAAATCTTCTAGTGATTTATTAAAATTTTTAAAAATACAATCAGAATCTATATAAACTATATAATCATAGCTTAATTCAAGTGCTATATTAGTACTTAATAATTTTGA